ACCAGTATCACCTTGAAAACCATCTATACTATCTCCAGTAGTACCCTTAGCACCTTTAGCACCAACACCGGCTTCACCAATAGAACCCGTGTCACCAGTATCTCCAGGTGCACCCGTGTCACCAGTGTCTCCATCCGGACCATCCACACTATCGCCAGTAGGACCCTTTGCACCCTTTAAACCTACTCCTGCAATACCAATAGCACCTGTGTCACCCGTGTCACCAGGCGCACCAGTTTCTCCAGTGTCACCCGTGTCACCTTTTACACTGTCACCAGTGGGTCCCTTATAACCCTTCTCACCTCTACCAGCAATACCAATAGCACCCGTGTCACCCGTATCACCAGGCGCACCCGTGTCACCAGTATCACCATCCGGACCATCCACACTATCGCCAGTAGGACCCTTAGCACCCTTTGCACCTACACCGGCAATACCATAAGCACCCGTGTCGCCTGTATCTCCTGTATCTCCTGTGTCGCCTGTATCACCTTTTTCACCTTTTTCACCTTTAGTTCTGTCTGGTCTTACACCTTTCACACCTTTATTATTTATGAGTATACCAGTGTCACCAGTATCACCTGGATATTGAAGTACATTTGCACCAGTATCCCCCTTTAAAATTCTAACCTCAAAATATCCTGTATCGCCTTTTCTACCTGGAGGACCACCAGGTCCTGTAGGTCCTGTATCTCCTGTATCTCCTTTTCCCCCAGGTATTCCACCCTTTGATATACTTACTATAATAACTCTTCTAGAAGGTTTATCATCATATTCTCTTCTTGCTTCTAATACTATTCTATCAATTTTTATGTTGGTATCACCAAAATCAATATCATCTGGTACATCAAAAGTCAAAGTGTTTTGGCTAAGTGAAACACCGGTTATTATAGGTATATATCCTTGAGGTAATGCACCCAGTGTAAAAAGATGATTTGGAATATCTACATTATTATCCAAATAATCCTTTATATTAGGAATTTCCCTATGTTCACCAGGTATAACATTCTGAATAGGAATAGGATTTATGAGTGGGGGTTGCATTATCTATGAATATTATGAAAGATACGCATCATGGATTTATAGAAATCTATATAACAAGGATGTTGCGGATTTGAATCTGAATCCATATAATGTGCAAAATAAGTGGAGGTGGATGAATTGTATTGATCTTGGCTGTTAAAAATGTCTATTCCTAATGCGTCATTTAACACAATAGGTGATATACTTTCGCTGAGAAAATACATGGAAAACAGACCTTCATCATTATAACAATTATATCCATGTTCTCTAACAATATCTGCAAAATCGGAGTTTATAGGCATTTGGGTCATTTGTGAATCAACTCTTGGTCTTAAAACATAATCGGATGCTTGTATGGTTTCTTTTAAATTGTATTTAAACCCATATTGTTCAAAACAGACACGTTCAATTTCTTCTGGATTAATTATATTTACAGATTCGTTTATATTTGCTCTAGGAACTATCCATCCTGATTTATCAAGATAAGATCGTGTTATGCCAGAAGTTGTTATATATTCTCTTAATTTATATGCATAATTAAATCTTATTAATTTAAAGTAGGCTACTGCTATTGATTCACGAAGTATTGGGGATGTTAAATCTCTATACAATTCTGCTTTGTTATTTTTGGTACAAAGAAACACATCTGAAGAAAGAACGTTTACTAGGTCAGTATTAATTTCCTCATCATATACCCACATATACTTTTTGCCAAAAGGTGTATATGGTAATTCTGGATTATATTGGTATGTATTAGGTAAACTAATTATTCTTATATATTGATCTGGGACACCTTGTTTTTGTAAATAAGGCAAAACAACATCAATTATACTATCTTCTATATGAAAATATACTTTTACACCATTTTCTCCTATATCAGAGTTCCAAATAATGCTCATGGCACTCCACATAGCAGCTTTAGTATAATTATCATTATATGTATCTAAGTATTGATTTTTATTTAATGACTTAGAATGACCGCATTCAAATAGTGGTATAGAAAATGATAACAGATTATTAGGTTTTACATCTGGTTCTATAAATTTTATATCATCTAAATTAGAGAAATATGTTTTTTTATCCAGCATCTGCAATGGTTCCTCCGTATCGTTCCTATTAATATGCTGTTCTAACACTTCAAGTTTTTGTGGTTGTAGTGGTTGTATGGGCATATTTCTTGTAATATCACTATAAAATCTATCAAAAAAATTATCACATTGATCCGCCCCAAATATTACATGGTGTATGTAATTTTCGTCCTGAGATGACTCATAATCCTCTCTATGATTAAACATCCTTATGTTTAATTCATTACTCATGTTAATTATTTTATTCTCTACACCGTACATACCTAATATCCATTTACTTTGATAACATCTATGAATATTCTTTTCTATAATTTCTCTTAAAGGATGTCTAGTAGGTATAGTTTTAAAAGCATTATGTAAAGTAGGTCTTACAACCTTTTCAGATGAATGATGTTCTAACTCATCTGTATCTGGCATTGGCATATTAAATGTCCTATAAATTTCGTGGAAATTTTTAGGATATGATATACCCAATGTTTGATATGCTTGACGTTCTTGAACAGCAGCAGGAATATTTTCATCATACGCAAAACCAGCAGCGTGACAACATTTTTTTGCCCAAAAATCGTAGGCAAAAGAACCTAATTCTATTTCAAAAGATGATGGGTGATTTACAAAATTATCAGATGTTAAAATATCATACCACTCTAAAGGTTTACCCGTAGTACAAACAAAAGCATCGGAATCTGGAATCATAAGTATATCCGCGTTTATTTCTTCATCTAAAAACGCAATATAATTTTTGCCATAATGTACATCACCTACATTAGGATCACTTTCACCTGGTACGGTTATTTTACGTATATATTCTTCTGGTACAGAAAATTCATCAAAAATAGGCTTTGCTTTATCGTACATTACATCTTCAATATGAAAATATACTTTAACACCATTAGCACCTAGGTCAGTATTATGCAAAATAGACAAAGCTGACCATATAGCACCCCTACAATGAATTTGTTGGAATTTATCAGTTTCTATACCGCCTGCTATCCATTGAAAATTAGAATAATACAATGCTATAGAAACTGCTAGTTTATCAGACTCTTCAACATCAGGAACTACATATTTTACAGATGGTAGTTTCGCTATATGTGGTTTTACCATAATTATAAATATCCTTATATTATTAAAAATACTCTGTTCTACTTAATTAGTAGAACACATGTTTGGGATTTGTTTGCTTTTCCCATATTAGTATAGGAGATAATACATACTTAATATAATTGTAAAATTCTGTTTCGCCTTTTGATATATCATCATTATCATTGTAATAACCATAATGACAAAAGTAACCCCTATCTTTATACCTTTCGCCTTTTTGATCAAAGTGATGGGTACTAAACATAACATCTGTGTTTAAAGCTGTTAGTAAACTGTTATATACTATATTTTTAGATATACCGTACATAGACATAAACTCTTCATCACAATATATTTTATGACCCATAGATAAAAAACAATCTATAAATTCATGATTTTTATTCATCATAACAAATTGACCACATACTTGTCTTCGGCTAATAGAACTAAATGAATTTGTTTTTGAATTCAAATTATAATTTAAGCCCAAATGTTCAAATATTGTTTTTTCAATATCGACAGGGTTTTTATAGGTATATGGATTATTTAAATCTCCACCTTTTCTAATATGTGATAACTCTTCAAATATTTTTACAGGCATTGTACGTGTCATATAAGCCTTTAATTTTGGTGCCCAAGATTCATAATACTTCATAGTACTGTGCATAAAAGTGATATTTTGTTTCATCCAAGGTTCAGCGGTTATTTCACTGAACATACTCATTATTTTACCTTCAGGAACACAGAGAAATATATCTGAATCTATATATGCTACTAAAGAGGAATAAAGAAAATCATCATAAATCCACATAAATTTTTTACCCAATTGAGGGCAATCAATATCAGGATTACATACAAATTGTTTAGGTAAGGATATAACCCTGATATATTTAGGTGGTACCCCTATTTTCTTTAAATAAGGCAAAACAATATCTTGTAGTCGATCTTCTATGTGAAAATAAACTTTAACCCCATTCCTACCCAAATCTGATGACCAAATAAAACTCATAGCAGCCCATATAGCTGGACAAGTAAACGCCTTGTTATAATTAGACAAATAACCTGAATATTTATTTTGATGATAATCACTTAAAAATAGAGGTACAGAAAGAGATAAGTCTGTGCTAGGGTCAACTTTTGGTAAAACAAATATCGGTTCGGGTAAATATCTTAAATACCTTTTGATATTTTTATATATTTTCAAAATTTTACCTTTATATGTTAATGTCCTTTTCCATAAGTTATACCAACATCTTGTACAATCTTTTGTTTGATTATCAACCTATGATGATGGTCATACGTCAAAGGGTCCCGAAAATCTTTAATAGGAGGATCATCAGGTTTATATGCACAAGCCCAATTATCAATAATTAAAGCAGTATCTCTATATCTTCGTATTACATCAAAATTTTCTATATCTTCACATATTAAAATTCCATTAGGATTTAAGAGTTCATCATAATTGTCCAGGAAAAATATTTGATGATGTGGTTTATGCGATCCATCATCAATAATAATATCAAAGGTTAAATATTTAGATTTTAAGAGTGATAACATTGAATTTTGATACGCATCACCTTTAATAAATTCCGTCTTTTTATCTAATTTACCTTTATATTCCACATCATCAATAGCTACAACTTTTCTAAATATATGATCAGATTGCCATACAGACAAAGATGAATTGCTGCCAAACGCAGTAACACCAATCTCTAATATATCTAAAGGCCTTCTTTGTTGTAAATACAATGAATTTATAATATTGCTAAATATAAATCCATATTTGTGCAGATTTTCTTTGTCAGAATCCGAATCAGAAAGCTTCTTTCTTATATCTGAAAAATATAACAAAATAACACCTTAATCAGGATAAACATTATATATTACCTACACGAGGTACACCATATTTGACTCAATCGTCTTCTGACCATAATTCAGGATAACTATTTTCTTTTCTTACTCCTGTGTCACCTATGTCGCCTTTAAATGTACCTGGATAACCAATTTGTCCTGTGTCACCTATATCGCCTTTAAATGTACCTGGATAACCAATTTGTCCTGTGTCACCTATATCGCCTTTAAATGTACCTGGATAACTAATTGGTCCTGTGTCGCCTTTAACTGTACCTGGATAACCAGTCTCTGCTATAGATGATTTCTTCATTAATTTTCTCCTTTTATGTGAAAAAAAACGGATCTTTATTATTACGTAAAGCCTCATTATAATTTAATACGCGTTCAAAATAATTTTCATATTGTGGTCTAACAGCATCGAGTGAAAAATTGGATACTGAATATTTATAGCAATTTTCAGGATCTATTTTATCTATATTATTCAAACCCCAAATAAAACTAGGATCCTCCTTATTGCCACCGCTAAACCCTGAACATTTATATCCGTTATAACCATTTATAACTGTTTCTGCAAAAACACCCCATGTAGTTGTAAGTATAGGTGTTTTATTCATCCAAAACTCAACATGTGTGCCACAAAAAGGCTCTATATAAAGACTAGGTGTTAAACCAACTTCCGCTTTAGACATGTAATAATTACGTTCTTTTTCATTAACTACACCTAAAAACTCATAATCACATTTTGGTAAACGTCCTAATCCTTTTTCTAAATCTCCTTGACCAGCTAAAATAAGTTTTCTTTCTGTAAATTCAGCTAATTTAACAGCTATTTCTAAACCTTTCGGTTTCATCATCCTTCCGATAAAAAAAAGACTACCATCTTTTTCTTCTTTAGCATTAAAATCAGAAGGATCCCAATAATTAGGTATTACAGTATCAAACCATAAAGCAGTGGTATAAGGCATATTACCGGATATCTTATTTGCATACCTTTCTGCTTGTTGTCCTCTAACAAGGTGCAATTTAGCCTGACTTTCAAATATCCTATATTTTGAGAAAGTATTCGGATATCCAATACCAGGTTCCACTACATACAAATCATTCAGATCACCCAACCTTTCCACAACTGGTATATGACCGCATCCCCAAAAACATAATAAGAAATCACCGGGTTCATAACGTTTTCTAATTTCAGAAGGAACGTTGTTTCTAAATGCAACATTAACAGGATCACTTCTGTTAAATATAAACCCATCTGTAAGAGGATTATAACCAGGTGATATACCTTTGTTATCTATATGCCATTGTAAAGATTCGTCTAAATCCTCTTGTGTTGTAACAGTTATATGCTCTGTACAATCAACAGTCGAACTTTCATTGCCATAATGGAATACATCATGTTCCGTGGAATTGAACATTCTGCACCATTTCAATACCTTCTGTGTGAAAGCACAAGCAATATAATCCAATGAAGTAACAGCATGAGGTACAGCAAGAACATGAAATCTCACGAATAAACCTCTTAAATTATATTAAACAACATCATCAGACATTTTTTTGAGTCTAGCAACCTTTAATTCTAGACTACCTATTATGCCCATGATGTTTTGTTTATGATTAGCAATCTGATAAGCTAATTGACTTTCAGAAGTATTATCAGAATCAGAAGTATCAGAATCAGAAGGCTCTTCCGCATCTTCAAGTTCTAAATATGCGTCTAACAAAGATTTTTTAGCATTTTCCAAATTCACTATTTTCATTTTAAAAATCTCCATAATAATATTCGCTAGATGTAAATTCATCAGTACCAGCAGTAGCACTGAAAACAAAACACAAAGAGATAAACTTAATATCAGTATCTCCTAAAACACAATTTCTGAAAATTTTTCAATTTCCCTTTGTTATTTTATCTTCTAATATATTAGCATAAACACAACTCACTTTCAAGTTCTAAATAATCTCTAAATTATATCATAGGCCTTCACCGTATGGCACAGGATTGGTTTGAAATCAAAATATGATATATCACAGGGGGCAAGCGTTTTTGAATGCGCCATATCAATCAAATATGCCCTTTTCAGGACATTATTTTTTAGGAAATTGAAACAGAAAAAATATCATATCTCGAATTAGCAGCACCATAGTCAAGATAAGTAACAGTGGCATATAAAGTATTACCCTTAATAAAAAAAGAACAACCAGCATGATTGTAACCATAACCATCCCTATATGTATCTCTATCAGTGCTAAATATAGCTTCAGTAGAACCACCAGACAAAGATTTTTTAGCTACACCAAAAACTCGTCTACGCGACCACAAATAATACAGATTGTTATTATGAATAAATAATCTTTTACTAAAAGGTAAAGAACCTAATCTGTTATTACCCACATCTGAAGGACCACCAGGTACACCAAATCCTACATGATAATACTGTGCTAGTTGTGGTCTATGAGTATCGCGGTTATCTATAAATGTTGTTTCCGTATCAAAATCAGCCATTATATTAGGTCTTGTTAATTTAATAATTGTAGGTCTTCTATCTTGCTCAGCAGAATCATAAGAACCAAAGGGCGTAATACCTAGAAACGCTGCGTCTGTACCTAAAACATATATCTCATTAAAATCATCAGTGGCAACTAAAGACCAATATTCTTTTTGTGTACCAGAGATTGTATATCTTACATCATACTTGTCAATGATTTTATTATATTCTATAACTCTACTAGTAGTGTTTGCAGTTTGTTTAGAAGAATATAAAAATAAAAACCTGTTGCCAGCAGAGTTAACCACACAATCTGTTACAAACCCCGACCATCGCCATTTTTTTGAAGATAGAGGATCATTATTAAACCGTGGACCTCCTTCTATATCATCATCATCTATGTCTAAATCCTCATGTTCAAAATCATAACCTACACGACCATTGCTACTAAAAAAAGGTTTTTCTTCTCCAGTAACTGCATCTATATGCTTTTTATCAGGTAATTCTATGTCACTATCTGCTTCTGATATATCATAATGTCCTAATATCTCATTTATTAAGAATCTTATACTTTTATCCCTATAAGGTGCTTTCAAATTAAAAGCAGGCTGATCACCAATCAAAAAATCATCTGACCTAACCGTGTTAGCAGGATGTTTTTCTGTCTTAATCAATGTTTCTTCAACCACAAAATCTGTATCAGATAACACACCTTCTGTACTTAAAGAATTCACTAATGACATATTTATAGCATCAGACCTAGCACCACTTACAGATCCCTCAGAAGCAGGCGCAATATCGTGTGGTAATGGATATTCGCCGCCTGTTGAACTTGAATAACCTTGAAGCCTAACAGTTTTTTCAAGACCGAAATCCTTTATCAATTCTTCTCGCACATCTTGAGGTTCATCTGTACAAGTTATTTCAACAGTTTTTTCGTTTATATCTCTAGCAACTTGATGAATTTCACCTTTAAAAACCATTGCTTCTCTAACACTATATACGGCTGACCGAGTAGGTTGAGAAGGGTCTATGAAACCAGCATATATTTTTACGGGAATTCTATATCCTGATGATTTACCATCTATAATTTGATATATATTACTTTCAAGTTCATTATTACCGAGAAACTTTGGGTCAAAAGCTCTGTCAAAATCATTGATTTCCAAAGTTGATTCACCTATACGATACTCAGTTATGTTAGGATAATCTAAAGATTTATCAATATTAGCTATACTCTCAAGGCGACTTGTTATATCTACTTGAAATTCATTACTAGAACCTACAGATATATCAACTTTTATACCTTCTATTTGCCTATGTAACCTATTCCTAAACTCTTGTATCGTTTCAGATCCACTTGATGTAAATTCAAGGGGCCCTAATATTATTTTCCAATAAGGGGCTAAAGCAGTATAAGAATATTGTTTAAGTGTTTCGGAATCCATATTTTCATCCTCTAACTTTCTAATACCGTAAATGAAATTGTTTCACCAGCACCTTTAAAACGATCAGATAAATAAGCAGTACCTAATTCTGTATTCGGAAAAGTTGCAGGAAACACTCTTGTTGGATATCTCGTAAATTCGCAACTCACAACTATATTATTATTATTCCTATCACGTATAAGATTCAAAATTTCATTATATATGTCTTTTTCTTTATTTCTTTCTAGCCTTGCAGTACCAGTGTTATACTTTGTAGTATTAACCTGATTGCTTTGTAATAAAGCCGTGTATTCGATTTGCCATTGCCATCGAGGACTTCCAGAAATAGGAACTTTCGTTATTCTTTCCGCTAAATCTTTCTTTAATATAGAACCAAAATCCTGTAAAGAATATATAATCTCTGAAAACTGACTATTAGCATTTAAAGAAAGAATCTCATCCAAAACCATTACTTCATACAACGTAAAACCATCACTAGATTCTGGTGTTAAAGTTAAGTCCAATTGTGTAATTTCTTCTTGTTTATCAGGTAAAGTATATAGAAAGTTTTGAAATCCATCTACCTCTATGGGTACATCTCGACCTTCCCAATTTATAACAGTGGAAGGTATACTAATATCAGAACTCTCACTACCAGACTCCATTCTTTTGCTAAACCTTGTCCTAAAAGATGTAACACCTTTTGTTTTTAAAAATAAGTGTGTTATATTGGTGCCTAAATTACTATCAGACGCGTCTGCACCACTTTGAGTAGTATTTATATTATATACTCGCTCACTTGGTGATTCGTCGAAAGTGTTATAATCGTTGTCTGCTATTTCATTCACTATATTATCAGTATTAGAATCAAATATATGCCGTATTGCACTACCATAATTGATAGCTCTTTTAAAGAATTTCAGATCATGTCTATCATCATTAGCATAATCCTGATCCTTTTGTGTTTGAGTTCTATATACTGCTATATATATATTAAAAACACCTATTTCACCACTAGTATTTACGGCTATATATTCATAATTCTTATTGTTGATTTGAGAAGTTGTACCACTTAACATTCTAGTTTCAGTATCAAAATTTAATCCTCTTGGCAATTTCGGCATATAATATTTAGTTTGAGGTGTAGAACCTATTACAGAGGGTAACTGTACACTTACAGTTTCTTTTAAACTAAAAGTATATCTAGTTGTTGCGTTATTTATAAGACGTAAATTAATATTTTGATTAGCCATATTTATTTTCTATGATTTCTTACAAGAGAATCTATAGTGAAAGCTACTTGTTGTGTGGTTTTCTTATTAACGTCTATTTTCATCTCAAATTTAGTTCCTTTAGGTATAATTATATTATCACCACCCGCTTGATTATTCAAGGGGGTTTTTGAAAAACCTTCACCAAAATGTTCCGTGAAATCTTTGGCATTTCTTTTTACAGTTTGTCTTTCCTGTGCAGTGGTTGCCCGTATTTTTCTGCCTTCTCTGGCAGCTATGTCATCATTGATACTACTATGAAAAGTCTCTACTTCTAACGCACGGTTTAATATTGGCCCTAATTCTGCACCTATCTGTGAACCACCTTGGTAACCAGCTAAAGCACCGCTAGGTCCACCAGTGAAAAACCCTATACCTGCACCTATAAGTCCGCCTAACAGACGACCAGAACCTTTGATTTTGCCAGATTCTAAAAATTCATCATAGACTTTCAAAGCCTCTGTGGTTAATTTGATAAATAATTTGTAGGTATCTTTGAAAGCTTTACGTTTTTCTTTTTCTATGTCTTCTAGTTCTTTAAGGTTTTCTTTATGTGCATCTACTTCATCCTTGAACATATCCATATATTCTTCATATTCTTTGGCGGGCATACTTTTTAATAATAACGCAATCTTTTCTTCTATGATAGGTGTTATTTCTATATTAGCAGATTTAAGAGTATCTCTATAGTCTTTAGCAAACTTTTTCTGTGCATCAGTTAAAGATAACAAGGCTTGTTTTTCTTGATCTTCATATCCACTTAATTCATCACGCAATTCCTGAGTTAATTTAATGCCATCGTTTACAAATTGTTGTTTTAGTATTATAAGTTGATTATTAAGCCTTTTTTGCTCAGATTCTGTATATTTACCCTGGTAAATTAAAAGATTACGTTCATCCTCAACAGATTTTTGTGCAGCTCGATAATCAGCAACTCTAGCATCTTGCTTTGCTTTACTTTGTTCCTCTGCTATTTTCTTTCTTTGATCTATTAACTTAAAATATTCCTGACCAATATTAAGATCAGTTTCCATCTCTTGTAAGTTTTTGTCTATATCTGTTAAATCAATACTAGCAATAATTTCACGTCGTTTCTGATATATTTTTCTTAATTCCTCAGTATGATTTCTTTCTTCCTCAATTTCCTTTTGTAATTGTTCGTTTCGTTTGTCCAAATAACCATCATAAAGATTAGTTATATCATCAGAAACTTTAGTTATATCATTACTTTTTGCTTTACCTAAAGATCTCAGCGTATCTTTATGATTTTTTTCTAAAACTTCTAAATCCCTTCTTTCTTTAACGCCTATTTTTATAGCTTCTCTAGCTAGATCAGAGAGATTAGTATGTTCAGCCTTGGCTTCTGAAAGAGATATTTTTGAGTTTTCTTTTATTTGGGCACGATCAAGTTGATATTGTTTTTCAGTAGCATCTCTGATTTTTTTATGATGCGATTCAAGTGCTTTTATAGCATTATCACGTTGTTCAGCAAGGAACGAATCCACACCAGTTGGTGATTGTTGTAATAATTCATCTACATCAAAATCAAGTTTTAATTCATCTTTAAATTTAGAAAGCGAATAATTAAGTTCTTTTACAAAATATTCTAAATTTTGTTTATCAAATTCTTGTCTGGTGCGTATAGCTTCTATTCTATATGTTAATATCCTATTTTCAAATTCTCTAGCTTTTTCTACTCTTTTTTCTTGAATGTCACGCCACTTCTCAAAAGATTCCTTTTCTATCTTTTCTTTAAGATTATAGCGTTCCCTTTCTATTACCTCTATTCTACGTATTAATTGCTGTTCTAACTGATAATTAGCACGTTTTAACTCTTGTTTATCTTCTTCTGTCTGTTCAGATTTATCAAACGCTTCTTGTTCAAGCCCTCTTTGTATTTTTTCTTTCTTTCTCTCTTTTTCTATCAATTCGTCAAATAATTTATCTGCTTCATCTAACCTTTGTTGTGTAAGATTAGGCACTTGAGAAGGATCAAATATAAATCCCTGTCTACGTGTTTGAAGCCTTTGCTGCGCAGTTTCTATACCTTTTAATTTGCTTAATTCAGTCACTTTCTGATTAATATTAAGAAGATAATCAAAAGGACCAGCAACTATTTTTTGTGTATCATCTAAAGCAGATTTCAAAAGCACATTGCTTTTTTCTATACCATCTACTAAAGGCGCAACAATAGGATCTCTGTCAGCGGTGAATACTTTCTTGATTCCTACATCTGATAAACTGAAAGTATCCTGTAAATTTTTGTTGGTTTCTTTGACAGCTACTTTTATAGATTCACTGGAATCAGTTGTACTTTTGCTAAATTCTTCGGATATTTTATCTAACTCAGATTGTGCAATAAATACGCTTCTGCCTGAAGATCTTAACCAATGTCCTAAAGATTTATCATAATTCGCATGTATCTCAATAGCTTTCTGTATATCTTCTGTAGAACGATTATATCCTTCTGCTAATCCATCCTTGACTTCCTGTTGAAATTGATTTACTAATCTCTGAGTTAATTGGTCCCATTCACCCGTTGTTTCTGCACCTAAGAAACTTTGAACTCTCTTTAATGAACCCCTTTGTAATTTTTGATAAAATTCTATTCTTTCTTTATTAAAATTAGAAACAACTTTATTAGCGTAATCAGAATCTGTTGCTAAACCTTGTTCTATTTCTGTATACCAGTTTTCTATGGCTTGTTTAGTTACTTTGTTCAATGTACCTGTTGCATGTACACCTAACATTCTCTGAACTATTTTTAAACCATGATCTTCTCCAGTATCTATATCGGAATACATGGATTCCAATATATCTGTTACTTGTTTAAAATACTTAGGATCTATATCTGGCGCAGCAGTCAAAGTAGAATCAAGAGACTTATCAGTTTGTTTAACAACTTCGCTGATACCCTTAACATATTTTTGAGAGTTTTGTTTCCAATCAGCAAGGGCTTGTTTTCTGACCTTAATATTTCTTTTCTTTACTGATTCAGCATTGGTATGATAATACTTTTCTAAAGCACTTGCACCAGGTTTAGCACCTTGAACCTTCCTATAATCAAAGTATTTCTGAGTGTGATCGGCAAATGTTTTGATAATTTCTTCAGCATGAGCGGGATCTTTCTTTAGTTTTTCTAGTATTACTTTATGCCAATCTGATACTGCTTTCTCAGTAACAGGACCCCATACACCATCTATGTTCTTTTCATCAAGTCCCAACATTCTCTGTACTATTTTTAAGCCCTTGTTACCTGTATGATATTGAACATCTGCATACATATACTCCAGAAAATCAGGCATTTCTGGGACACGCTTCTTCTTAAAATAGTCTTCATAAAATTCATTGATAGCATCAGTTTGACCTTTTAAATCTTCTACACTGGCTGGTATATCTGTTCTTTTACCTCTAAATTCTGTCCAAGTAGGCTGCATAATACCAGCATAGGACCAAGTGCTTGAATCTTCTTTGTCAGGTTTGTTTAATCCGCCTTCACTAGTTCTAATTCTGGCTATATAACCTGCTACTCTGTCTTCATAATCTTTACCTGCTTGTTCTAAACCTTTAATAGCAGATTTTATATTGGAGTCTGCTTCTTTTATTTTAGATTCAACTTTTTTAACTACATCTTTCTCTATAATATCAGGTTTCATCACCTCTTTTTCTATAGAGGAGATATCCATTTTTACCTTGAAATCAAATTCTTTACCTTCACCTAAATCACTGATTTTCTCCTGTATTCTTTCTATAGCTAACTCTACATCTATTAGTTGATGCTGAAGATCTTTGGAGTTTAAAGTTAAATCTGTTTGTTTTGCTTGTTTATGAACATCCTGCATACTCTCTAATAAAGACTTTAACATTAAATCAATTTTTGTTAATTCAGGATGTGGAGAGTATTGTCTAAGATTTTTTATAGCTTCTAAAATTTCATTTGTTTCTTTAACACCCAATTTACCGAGGCTAATTAATCTTTCTATTTCTCTAGCTACTTGGTTAATAGATTGACCGTCAAAATCATAATCTATAGTACCAATATTCTGGAATAAATCCGAAGTTAATTTTAAATCTTTGGTGTCAACAGATTTAGCCAAATTAGAATACGCTTCTTTGAAATCCTTAATTAATTTAGTATTATCCTGAATTTCTTCCCTCTTAAAAGAAAATTTAAGTTTACTGAATCTCTTAAAAGCAATATCTAATTCTTTTATCTTTTCTCTTACAGATAACGTTTCAAAACCTTCTATTTGCGAAAAAATTTCTGTTATCTGTTCATTTTGTTCTTCAGCTGCTAAAAATTCTGCTAATTTACCAGATCTTCCTATACCTGTAAATGGATTGTCTACAGCAAACTCTTCAGCAAGTGATCTAAAAAGACCAGCATCTGTTTTTATCTTAATAAATGTTCTTGCTCTTTCTTTACCAATTCCTAACCACAAATCTCTATCTTTAGTCTCAATAATCTGCCAAAATTTATTGAATTCCTTTATAGTTTCTCTATTCTCTATTTGTACATCCAAAAGCGAATCTTTAAGGGAATCTAAGGCATATTTAGTACCAGTTATCTGGGCATTAGCTACATCATATTTAATATTTAATATTTTCTTGAAACTCTCAGCTGTGATTTCATTCTCAGCGTTGAGTTGTTTATATGCGTTTTTAACTAAAAGAACAGCTGTAACAAATGCACCTAACGCTATAGTACCTAATTTTACCCATTTATATGAATTAGCAAGAGCTTTTGAACCACGGTCAAGATGTTGAGCAGCTAGTGAACCTTCTTCTACCATAGCTCTTTGAGCTTGTATAAAGGTTTTGAAAGCGGTTTTTGCTTCTCTACCTTGTAATATAGTGACAAAACCTATAATACCAGTAGTAGCACCTGAAAAAATATGCGCGAACCCTGTAGTTGCACCAATAATTCCACCAATTATAGATTTAATAGTATTAGAACTATCATTAAGTCCTTGCAACATAATATTGAGAAACTTACTAACATCTATAATCTGAGGTAAAAATTGTTTTCCTATTTCTCCTTGTAATCTTCTAAATCTGTCTTTTAAGAAATCTACCTGTGCAGCATAAGTGTTAATATCTGCACCTTTAGCTGTTCTATGTAATTCCTTAACTAACTTTAATAATCCTTCTCTGGGTGTTAGTCCTTGAGCAGCAACTGTTTCACGCAATTGTTCTACATTATTTATAGTAGTACCAAAAGCATTAGAAGAAGCTACCCATAACCTTGGTATCTCTTCTACAATAGGACGCAAATCCTGTAATACAATCTTTTGACCGGCAATACCTTGCGTTAATTGCCTTAATACACGTTCAGCTTCATGAGTGCCCTTACCCATTTCTGATAAGGATTTGGTGATACCTTCTATCACCAAATTGGTATCTTTAGCTGCAACGCCTGCAGATCTTAATTGGTTAGCGTATTTGATAAGTACGGCTGTGTCGATACCTACTAATCTGTCAGATAAATCAAGAAGATCATTTAATCTCGCGTTGGCTTTTAGCGTGCTACCTTCTACTACGCGAAGACCTCTTTCATAAGTCTCAAATTCTGCGCCTACTTGAACTATAGAAGCGGTAATTCGTCTAGTAATACGTGCAAATTCAACTAAAGAATACCTGACATCTTGTAATATGTTAGTATATGTGAAGAACCTGACATTAGCTTTAGACATCTGCTGATCTAAATATTCTATAGTACCAGGTACTTTTTGGAGGGAATCTAAGAATTTGTCGTTAGCATCATCTGCCTTGCGCATGGCATTTGTAATCTTATCATACGCTCCTGGAAGATGCCCATAATCCTTTAATAATTTATGATAATCTATTCCTTGTGTAGGGCTCGTAGCTACACCTAAAGATTTAAACAAATCTTGAGATATTTCTTTGCTGACTTCATCTATATCAAAACCTTGTTTTAATTTGTTTTGTAATTCAGAAACATTAATTGCAGCTTTAAGTTGTTTTCCTAAATTATTAGATGCTTCTCTGGCATCCAAACCGGCATCCAACTGTTCCTGGATTTTACTTTCTATAAAGTCAACATCAAAACCAAGATTAAGTTGCTTACTAAATTGTTTAGCTGCTTCTTTAGCTGTACCACCGCTTTTTATAAGCTTATCAAAAGCACTAAACAAAGTGTTTTCTATTGTCAGGTTCTGAAATTCTTGTTCTAAATTTTGAACCGCTTGTGCAACAGCATCCTTACCACGAAGTCCTAACTTTAGTTGTTCCTGAAGTTTCTCTTCTATAAAATCAACATCAAGATCTAAATCAAGCTGTTTAGAAATTTGCTGAGCAGCTTGCTTAACAGATCTATTTAATTTCTTAGTACCAAATATTCTATCAAATACAGAAGTTTGCTGTTTTATACCTTCAAATGCTTTATTTAAACCGCCTTTTATGTCCCTACTATCAAAAGCACTAAATAATTCTTTTGATAACTCTTTAGCTGCACCACTCGCATCCAATCCAGCATTTAGCTTTTTTTGTATTTCAGTTTCTATAAAATCAACATCAAAACCTAACTTAAGTTGCTTAGAAAAAGATTCAGCAGCATCTCTAGCGGTACCACCACTTTTTACAGCTCTGTCAATAGAACCAAATAATTCCTCTTCTAAAACATCAGGCGCATACTTTAATCTATTCTTAACAAAATCCGGATCAAAACTTAATCCTAACTCCTTATACAAATTTTGAGGTATCTGTTCAGGGGACACACCCGATTCATATTGCTCTTTAATAGCAGCTGCTATACTGTTAACAGTGTTGAGATTTCCGCGTTCTAAAACCTTTAAGCTATGCAACCTCTGCTGTATATGAGTGTTATTTCGTTTTAATATTTCATCAAGTTTACGTCTCTCATCGCTAACTTCTTTTCTAGCAGCACGTTCATTAGCAGCTTCTACAGCATTCCTTTTATTAATAATTCTATTATAAGCAGCATCTATCTTTTTAGAAGAACCTTGTACCTCATCATATATGCCTTTCAACATACCCACGGATTCTTCTAAAGTCATACCATGCTTATCAGCATAAGCCTCTAAATCACGCAGGTTCTTATTTAAACCTGACTCCATCATACGCAAAACAGACTCAAGTTTCTTACCTGCTGCTACAGTCGATTCAATTTCATCTTGAAATTGTCGTTCCGGATCCTGTGCTTTTCTCCTAGCCTGTAATCCAATCAGAGCATCTGTAAGTTCATCGCGTCTTTGTACCATTTTCCTTAAATCATCAGGTACATCTACACGACCTTCCTCATCAATATCTATTTGAGATACTATGTCTCCAGCCATTCTTTGGATTCTACGAGTAAACCCTTCGATAGCATCTTTAATAGCTCTAATTTCTTCATCTAATCTTTGATTCTGTTTATCTATAATATCCTTGCGTCTTCTATCTGCATCATCATCACCACCACCACCAGGAGGAGTACCGCCTCCGCCTCCTGGTCCACCAGGAGGTTGCCCTCCACCTCCACCTGCTCCACCTGCTCCACCTGCTGGCATTTGTTTCTCTTTTTCTATGCGTTCATCTAAGGTGTCATTTGTCCTTTTTAGGGCAGCAGCCAATGCCTGCTGTGCTGTGGCACCCTCAACAGAAAATTTATTGTTACGACCTGATAACTGATTAACCTCTTCTATAGCACGAGCAGCATTCTTAGCTTCAGTTCTAACCAAATGTAAAGTGGCATCATTAGCTGTCTCATCATATAATTTAGCAGTCTTAACTAATTTAGATAAAGCTTTATTTACATTATCATAATGAGAATCTGTGTCAGCGGAAGACCTAAATGCTTGTTGTTCACCGGCACGTTCTTGAGTAAAACGCGACATAGATTCATGTTGCAAACCTCTAATACTATCTCTTACCCTACTTCGTTCCGCTTCAATTCTTCTTTGTTCTTGTTCAATGCGTTTCTTAGCTTGAGCATAATCCGAACTTTGCCTAGCTTCTTTGTTAAGAGCTGTTATAATATCATCTATTTCCCCTTCACCCATTCCTGCTTTCGCCAACTCAGATTTTAATTGTTCTAGTTTCTGCTTACTCTCTTTTTGAGCTTGATACGCTGCACCAGCATCGCCCATGCGCTTTCCCGCACCTTGAAGTTGAACAGATGATTCTAATGCCAAAGCTTCCGACTTTGATGCTAAAGCAACATATTCTTTTCTTAATCTCTCCACTGTATCTATTAATTCTTCAGTAGATTCTTGCTGTTTTTCTGTCGCAGCGGTGGCTTCTTCAGCAGCTTGTTCCTGTTGCTGAGCAGTTTGCTGCACAGCTTTCTTTTGAGCTTGTGCAGATGCTTCTACTTCTTCAGTGTTAATTTGCCATGTTGGGGTTTGAGTAGGGGTAGGTAATTTTTCTCTTAAATCATTTATAGTTGAATAGATATTGTTACGTGCTTGATTAATAGCTTTCTGTGCTATGTCATCATCTAATTCAACTTTATAATCAATTTCTGTTCGGGATTTGATACCACGCAAAGCACTAGCTGCTTCTTGAGCAGCTTTTAATAACTGTTCTAATGCTTCATCGGTTCTGTCGTTCCTGAAAGCACGAGCAAATTCTAATACATTATTTAATTCTTTATCTAATCTCGATCTATGATCCCCAGCTCTTTCTTCAGCCCTTACTTTACTTTCAGCATCATGTTTCGCTAGCAAAGCTTTTGATCTTTCATCATCTCTAGCTTGTGATTCCGACACCCTACGAGTAATTTCAGGTTCTAATTGTTCTGCTGCTTTTCTAACTTCCTCTATCTGTTTTTCATATTCTTTTATATTATTTCTATGAAGTTCTATATTCTTACCAAGATTTAATTCAGCTTCTGTTAATTTTTGATTAGTAGTGCGTATATTATATTCTATATTTCTTAGACTACTTTCTAAAGCCTCTAAATCATGACGAACATCTCTTTCCGCTTGTTGTGATTGTTCAAGTTCACGCTGTAATTCCGAAGATGCTTTCTTTCTACCTTCTAAACCAAAGGAAGCTTTCTCTTTTTTAACTTGTGCATCTAACAAGGGCTGTTTAGCTCTTTTTAATTCGTCATAAGCAGATTTAAGATCACCATAAGGACTACCACCAACTGCACCTTCCTGCTTGACTCGTTTTTCAAACGCCTTTTCTAATTTTTGTCTTTCTTTATCCCTGGCTTGAGCTATCTTTTTTGCTATTTGTTCGCGTTCAGAACCAATAGCCGTGGCAAATTCAACTTCTAATTTCTGAATTTTTTGATTGGTTGGATTATTTAATTGATCATAAAACTCTTTAACAACTTTAGGCGCCCTATCATAAGCTTCTTCAAATTTCTTTTGCCATTGCTGTTGATTTCTAACCAAATTATCATATTCTTCAGTGGCTAACCCCAAAGCAATTTCATATTTCTCAATTTCTTGAGGTGCTTCTTTTAATCTCTGTTCTATGAATTTTTGTTGTTCGCCAAATTTACCTAATTCAGCGGTTAACTGCTTTATATTATTTCTTGCTTCATCCTCAGCCTGGGCTAAATTAGTTAATTCTCCTCTATAATTTTCAATATCAGAAGTTAATTTGTTTATCTTATCCCGTTCTCTTTGTATATCATCAGTTAATACTTTTTCTCTAGCTCTAAACCCGCCTTGTTTTTTCTCTATATCAAACCTAGCTGTAGAAGCTTTTTTCTCCTCAACCTTAGCATCAACAAATGCTTGCTGCGATTTCTCCAGATCCGCATTCAATTGTTTAAGACGTGTTTCTCCCATACCAACAGCTGTTCGTTCTGGTACTCCTACACCTATGACATCCCCTGTTGCTGCTGATTTTTTCTGTTTAACTATTAATTTATCTAAATCATCATGAATACCTTTAATAGCGGAAGATAATGCTTTTTGTGCTGTCTCGTTATCAAATGTAACATTAGAATTCTTACCTGTAACAACATTCAATTCTTTTATAGCTTGAGCTGCATACAAAGCATATTTCCTGAGATGTTCTAAATTCTCAGTGGTGCGTGCGTCCTCGAAAGAAGCACTAGCAGATGCTAAATCCTTTAAAGAATCTTCTAGTTTATTAGTTGCTTGTAATGCTGCAAGAGCTTTCTTTCTTGACTCATTATACGCAGCATTATCTGATTTTACTTCCGTATCCGCTTGTGTTTGTGAACGCGAAGTTTTATTTACGGCTATATCACGCATAGCCTGTTTTGTTTGTTGTTCACTATAGCCAAGTTGTTTATATTTCGATTCTAATTCATCATATAACCTTGAAGTTTCCTTAAGAGAGTTTTGGAATTCAGTACTACCCTCACCAAATTGTTCCATGGCTTGTGCGCCAGCTTTACCGGCAGCTAACCATTCTTGTGCTAATTTTTCTATCTCGTTTCTCAGATCTTCAATAGCTTGCTGTGTTGTTTCTTCAACCTTTTTAACAGCCGCTGCTGCCATTTGAGCATTTCTAAGTCTTTGTCCAGCTTGCCTTAATTGAGGCTCAACATTAGGAACAATCTGTTTATTAGCTTCTCTGTCCTCTTTTCTCTTTTTGTATTTTTGATATGCGCCATAAGATCTGCCTGCGTTATACGACATTTCTTCCATAGATGCTCTTTGCATCTCACGGATAGTTTCTCTGATAGCAGATTGTTTCTGATCTTCAGCCTTTACAACTGCAGCAGCCAAAATTTTCGCATCTCTAAGTCCTTGACCAGATTCCCTTAATTGAGTTTCAGTTCTAATAGCTCTACCAGCTCTTTGGGTAGCAATTTGTCGAGCAGCTTCGTTTTGTATATGTTCTTTCGTTTGTCTATTAAATTCTCTGCGTACTTTTGTCTTTCTATAATTAATAAAGTTTAGTTTAGATGCGCCAGCTTCACGTGACATGCTTTCCATTGATGCTCTCTGCATCTCACGTATAGTTTCTCTAATGACTTTCTGTTTTTGTTCTTCTGCTTGTTCCACAGCTGCAGCAGACATCTGTGCAGCTCTAAGATCTTGACCCGATTCTCTTAACTGCCGTTGAACCCTCGCTGTATCCTTTATAGAATCTTGTTTTTGTTCTTCTGCCTGCAGAGCGGCATCGGTTATCTCTGAAATTATACTTTTGATTTTTCTAGAAGATTGAGAGGAAGGATCTGTGGCAGGTGTACCAGCAATTTGTTCGCCTTTCTGTCCTAAATCTGTTATTTTGCCTATTATATCGCCCTGAGACAATCCTGATTTTTTATATTCTGAAGCCAATTGGATTCTGAATAGGCTTAATTGTTTGCTGATACTTTCAACTAATTCAGCATTATGCGAATGTGCAGCTATTTGCCTCTCAGCTTGTGCCCTTAAAAGTACATAAGCCTGTTCTAATTTTTCTAATTCTGTTCTGGTATCTTGCGAAGCCTGTGTAGATTTTTCTTCAACATTTGCACGCTCTTTCGCAGCTTGAGATGCCTGTTCTACCATCTCACGCGCTGACATACCCATTTTTTGACGTGATAAATCTGCAGCTGATGTTTCTTGTGTTTCTGTTCTTTGACCACTTGCTTTCTGGGATGCCAGCTGAACCATTTCACCAGCCGACATTCCAAATTTTTGTCTAAAACTAGAAGACGCAGCTTCACGTTCTATTTCATCAATAGCGGCTTTAACCTGATATAACTCTTTTAATACCTGTTTGATAAATTTACTAATATCTGTCAAACCATGAGTATTAACACCTTTAAATACTCTTCGCAAAGTTTCTCGCATCAATTCAATTTGTTCTATAGGTCCTGAGAAACTATCATCTAATTTACTCAAAACAGATATAATTTTAGTTAAATCCTGACCAGAACTGACAATACGTGCTAAATTTATATCTTTAGATGTAGAAACAAATTGTTTATTTAAGGTTCTTAAACTATGCGAAAGTCTATTATGAAGTTTGTTATACTCTTCTAAACTACCAGAAGCATCTTGAGTGACAGAATTTATTTTTCTCCAGCCTTGAACAGATTGATTTATATTACCTGAAGATCTACCCCAACCATGTGCTTGTAAACCACTTTGTGTCCTTTGCGCATCACTTATCTGTCTTGAAACAGGTGTACCTCTTGACACACCCCAACCACGACTCGCTTGTTCATTTACTTCTAATAAAACTTTACCCCAACGTCTTGTTGCTTTGATAGTTTCTTCTATAGCATCTTGTTTTCTTTGTTCAGCCTGCGCAAAAATTTCCGACTGCCTAATTACTTGCAATGTGGCATTTCTATTAGATTCAGCAGAACTAATACCGTAACCTGGCATTCTGCTCGCAGCTTCCATGTGTTCATTGGCACGTGTTGTTAACCGAGCAGTTTCTCTTATAGATTCTTGTTTTTGCTGTTCTGATTGTTCGACTGCTGCAGCATTCTGCCTATATAATTGTTCAGCTTTTTCTAATTCCTGATTAACCTTATTTTGGGCAGCAACAGATTCACGCAATACACGTTCTGCTTCGGCAACCTCTTGATTAACCTTTTGCTGCGCAGCTCTTTTTTCTTCTAAAATACGTTCCGCTTCTTGCTGTTCATGATAGGCTGCTGATTCAGCTCTTTGTAAAGCATATAAGTTATGCCTGGCATCCTGGTAATCCTCAGCAGCCATACCATAATTAATAGCAGATTGAACAGCTTCTGTCCTAAATGGATTAGGTAAAGCACGCGGTCCAGATTGTTGTGATGTTTCTCTGATATGCCTTTGTAAATTTTCATACTCTTCTGAAGTATCACTTAATCTGGCAACTAATTCCTTAAATCCATCGCTAGAACTAAAAAGTAAATTCTTTTGTTCTTTAGTAAGCTTATTAATTATCTTAGACAGGATTTCTACATTCTTAGCTTGACGTTCAGCAACATCCGCTTGCGCATCGCCTTGATCAGTTACTGAACCGAGCGTTTCACCAAAAGATCGTGCTGCTTTATTGGCTCTACCAATAGCACCCTGTATGTTTTTATTGATAGATAATAATCTTTTATAGAGGGGGCCTTCTTGCCCAGCATCTATGATATCCTGGCGTTCCTGTTCATATTTAGCAACGCGTTTAACTTCTGTTAGATATTTTCTCAGATGCTGTGTGGCACTCTTAATATCTTCTTCTGATTTATCCAATGGCACTCTATTAAAAGCTTCTAATTCATTAGGATCATATATCCAAGAAGTAGGTCTGGGGTCACCAGCCTTCGCACCTTTTAAGGCATCTCTAAATCCATACAAATACCCCTCTAAATTTTCAACTTCTACATGGGAAGATCCATATACACTTTCTAATATGTCCTTAAATTTCTTTAATTCCTTGCTGGCTTCTGTAATATGATTAATTAATTGTTCATCTATACCTAAATCAAGCGTTTTACCTGTTTGATTTCTTAACTCTATAAATCTCTCTTCATATTTTCTGAGTGCTTCTAAGGCCTTAGGTATATGTTGCCTAGCTTGTTCTTCCCAACTCTTTACCTGAGATTTATTAGCTTCCTCCGCAGCTTTATCAGCTGCTTTTTCTGATGCTATTTTACGTTCAAAAGCAGCATGCATCTCATCAGCAGCTTTTGATTCAGCTTGTATTCTTTGATCAAATATTTTTGCAGCAGCTTTAGATACTTCGTCAGCTTTTCTTTGCGCCTCAATTTTTTCTTTATGCAGACGTTCCGCTTCTTCTAATTCTTGATTAATTCGCGCTTGTGCTTCAGCAGCTTTCTTAGCATTCTGTTGTGCAGCCTGTGTCGCTTGCCTTTGTGCATCAGATTTCTGACGTAATATATTTAGTTCTTCTTGACCAACCTGCACACTTGGTGAAACAGCTGCCGCAGACATTTGTGCTGTTCTAACACCTTGACCAGCTCCTCTTAACTTTTTCTCTAAATTTACCGTTTCACGAATCGCAGCTTGTTTTTGTTCCTCTGATTGCTCAACAGATTCTTCTGATAGACCAAATATTTCTTCTAACCGCTCTAATTCTTTAGTTAACGCTGATCTTGCTGTATCTGATTTCAAGTTAACTTCAACATCTATATCAAACTCTTGCCCAGATAGTTTTCTTATCTCTATAATCGCTTCAGCTATAGCGATAGCTCTGTCTTGTAATCTTTGTGAAGTTCTCCCCACAGCTTGAGCAGCTTTATTAAATATCTCAGTTTCCTGTTTAGAAGGCACACGTATGCTGCTGTAATATTCTTCTTGCTTGCCAAATTTTGATAAAGCCTTATCACTATCAGTACCAGCCCTTTGTAAAAGAGGTTTTTTCTCTTTTATCAAATTCTTAAGGGCTTCTATTTGTTCATTTATAGACTGGTTAGTTTCTTCAATAACCTTTTGCTTATTATTTTCTGATTGTTTAGTAGCTAATGCTACTTGTTTATGTGCTTCTATTTCTTTTTGTAAAACGTTATCAACAACATCTGCAGATCGTTGTTGAATTTTGATATTAACTGTAAGTGCTTGTTTTTCAGCATGTATGTAGCGTTGTATTTTATTATAAGATTCTACTCTCTCTCTAATATTTGAATCTATTTTTTCTAATTCTTTAGATATATGTTGAAGTTGATCTGGAAATTTACCAAGTTGACTATATAATAATTTTACATCTTTTATAACAACTTCATCGAAGAATAATTTAAGTCGAAATGGATCATTTTTAACTGGTATATCCGAAATTTTACCAAATATTACTCTTATTTCTGTGGCGTGTTCTTTAAAATATTCTAATTCATCGTTTATCTTCTTTATATCTGAAACTTGACTTGCTAACTTTTCAGTTGCAAAAACACCCTTTCTATAAACACCATGCCTAGTGTCTATAGCTGATTCATCTTCTTCTCTATAATATGAATCAGGTGGTAATCTATGTGGTAATCCCTTATTTCTTGCGTTTGTATAATAACCTGTTGCCTCAAAATCCCTGGAATGATATGTTGAACTGTCTTCCTCAGAGGCTGCTTTTCTCCAAAACAAATTAGGATGATTATCAACAAAATCAATAAACTCCTTGTAAGAAACTAATGTTTTTTCAATAGATTCTTGTTTTCTTTTTTCAGCCTGCTCAACATCATCCGCAGCTTTATTTACCTGCTGTTTTTGTTGAGAAACACCTGTTAATCCAGAAAATAATTTATCTAAATCTTTAGTACCTGTTCTAAACGCTGCTACAAATTCATCAACACTACCCGTACTCGTTTTAATATTATTAGATACTGCACGAATTTTGTTTATAACATCATCAGAGATATTATCTGCCTCTCTAAATGTTTTAACAAGTTTAGCAATAGCTACATTAAAATCTTTGACTTTTTGATTTAAAGCTTCATGTTCACCAGCTGTAGCAGGTTTACTACTGGCATCATATAACTCCAGAAATGCTTTGCCAGATTTGTGGACATCCACCATCAAAGCACGCTGAGCTTTAGATATATTTTGGGAAGATTCTACTATCTGTTTTTCAGATTTTTGGGAGGATTGTGCAGCATCTTGAGAAGATTGTGCAAATTGAGTACCTGCTTGTTTAGACATCTCCGCAATTTCATCAAGACCTTGCGAGATACCTTTCATGTTCTTTTCAAATCTTTTGAGGGAAGTGTTACCGGATCTACCCATTGAATTTAATAATTCAATGATAGCTTGTAACCTTTGTGCCATATCAGGCGTTAATTCATTTGCTTTCTGAAGCTCTTTAGCAAAAAACTTAACACCATCAGTTACTCGAGATAATGCAGTTTTCTTCTGATTCAATATATCAACAATATTCTTATAATCTTCCGAGCCCCTGTCATCTAAAGTACCACGTTTACTAGCTTCACTTCTTAACTGAGAAGACATATCAGACAAAACGGTTGTTTTTTGTATAAAACTATTAATTTGAGATATTAATTGAGCATATCCGTTTTTAGTATCTTCTACAACTTCCTCTTGAATTTGACCTGCTTTGGATACTTCCTGCGCTAAATCCGTTTGTCCGGTTTTAAGTTTATTAGTTTGTAAATGAAGATCCTTTAATCCTTTAATAACTTCTTCAATAAAATCAGTGGCACCAGTAAGTTCTTCACCTTCTTTAATAGAAGAATATAATATATCTATCTGTCTTTCTAAATTTCTTAATTCCGTAACCGGTTCATTAGCTGCTGCACCTAAAGCATCAAGGCGTTTTATCTGTTCAGATACAACTTTGATTGAGCCTGTTATCTCATCTAAACCCTTATAATCAGGCGTTTCTGCTAATTTCTTATGGAAATCATCTAAATACTTGACGGCATCCCTTAAATCACCAAATTCTTTGAATTTTTGAACAGGTTTATCTATATTTGTATCTGTTCTTATTTCAAGTTGAACATTAGCAGCAGACCTTTGCGCAGTTCTTAACCCTTGACCTGCTTCTCTTAACTCTTTTGTAACACGAATTGTCTCAAGTATAGACTCTTGTTTCTTTTTCTCAGCGGTTTCAAAAGCAGTGGCTGCGGATGTTCTCTGAGAAGATCTAACATCTTGGCCTGCTTCTCTTAATTGTTGAGTGACACGTGCTGTTTCACGAATAGCTTGTTGTTTTTTCTCCTCTGCTTGTTCCACAGATGAACTATCTTCAAGAGCTTCTAATAATTGAAACAAGTGTTTTTGGTTTGCGAATCCATCGGGGATAGAAAGCAATACTTTTCTCACTTTTACTATCGATTCATAAAGATCTTTAGTAACTGTTTCAGATAAGTCTTCAGCATCTCCTAATATAATTCTAAGATCTCCTTTAAAATCCGTAATATTAACAGGTGCAAAATTACGTAAAGTTTCAAAATCTTTTGCGCCGAAAACACCCTCAAACTTGCCACCACCTATATGTTTGTCGGATTTAAAATTTAAAGTGTCTTCTTCAGTATGTGCGATCCTTAAATACAAATCTGACCTTTTTGACACTAAATCGTATATTTTATTTATAGAGGTATAATGTTCAGTTAATGTTTTTAGATAATCATCACCTTCCTTATCTAACCCCTTAAACATTCTATTTATAATCTCTGAATACGTTTTTGATTTAAGGATTATCTCTTCAAAATTTTGTATTAGATGGTTATAATCTGCACCTGTTCCCTCCAAAGATTCTCTGAATCCAGACAATGCGTTTTCAGCTTTCCTGATTTCCTGTGTAACTGAAGTGTCAACTTGTTTAAGAGAGGTGAGATATTTGTTAATTTCGCCAGCATCTGTTATAGAAAGAAAATCAGATTTGCCAAATAGAATATTAAAATCATAAGCAGATTCCATCTGCTTGATAGAATTCAAAAGAACCCTAATATGTTTATTTATAGAGGCTGTGGTTTCTTCCAGGGATTGCTGTTTTTTCTCTTCCGCTTGTTCAACCGCTTTAGCCGATTGATTTGCAGATTTGATTTCATCCGTTACTAATCTCTGTTTTTCAGAGGCGGATTCACTTAACAAATCTTCTGTTAATCCACGACTGGTTTTTCTCTCAGCATAAAGTTTCCGATCAATAGATTTCATTTCTTTAGCATAAACAGAACGCCCACCTTCGCCTTTTAATCTTTCTCTCTCCCTTAATAAACTGTTTATGCGTTCTTCTACAGCTGCAAGTTCCCTCTGAATCTCAACAAGTTTGTTAGCTTCATTTATTTCTTCTTTTCTTAATAATTCTACAACATTCTCAGGTGCTTCCTCACCCAAAGTGGAATAAACTTTATTAACACGCTTCTCCACTTCTGTGAGAGTATCTAATACCTGCTCAAAACCAGAAACGCTTACATCTTCAAATTTTGCCTCGCTAATCTCCTGCAAAAGATTACGCGTGACTTTTAACTGGTTCTCATCAAATTGTAAACCAGCGGAAGACGAAGCGTCAAAAGTTCTTATTAATTGTTGAATTTTATCAAGTAACTTCTCAGCACCTATACTTGCATGGTCAAATATATCCTGTTGTTCTTCAGAAAATCTGTCAGAAATTCTGGAAGCAGCGGTAATCTTATTAAGATATTTTTCAAACTCTGCCCTGACAAATCCTATATTTTTACCTAATTTCTCTAAATTAGCTGCATTCTCATCATAAGCTTTGTTCGCATAATCTTCTTGAGGCTGATATTGTTTATCTTTGAATTTCCTTTCAGTTTCTAATATTTCTTTCTTTCTTCTATTCCATTCACCTTCAGAACCTTCACCTGCTAAACTTCGAGCAATTGCTAAAGCACGATTCAATTCTTGTTGTGCCTTGGTTGACATTTCTGTCTGATTAACAAACTCTCTTTGATCAGCAGATACACGAGATAAAGTGTGACCTAATGCAGCAATTGCTTGTTCTACTTGATTATACGCTGATTCAGGCATACCACCTGGCGAAAGTCGTGCTGTTAATTCTCCAGCTTCATATTTTCTAACGGTTGATATAAAATCTTTAAACGCTTTCTCTGCTTTTTCAAGATCGTTTAATTCTTTGTCTAAATTTAACTCGCCCTGCACAGCCTGAGATTGCTGTTGTTGCGCCTGTTGCTGTTGTTGGAGGAGCCTTTGCTGTTGCCGCCACGCATCTTGTTGAACTTTCTGTTGCTCTTGCCATGCCCTTTGCTGTTCCTGTGCAAAAGGATTTGACCTCGCTTGTTGCTGCTGCACAGGCTGTTTCTGCATCTTCGCGGTTTCTTTGATAGCATTTTGTTTCTGTTGTTCAGCTTGTTCAAGTGCTTTGGCAGCTTTCTGCGCAGAAGCAACATCTTTCAAACGACCCGCTTCACGAGCCATCTGTATAGCTTCTTCAGCGGATATCTCAGAACGTGAATACATCTTCCAGGCTTTGATACGCCTGTCAATTTGAACCTCGGCTATAAACTCCAGCATAGCCTGCTTCAAACGATCATAAGAAGATATTTGCTCATTTATAACTTGAGAGGTTTCATGTAATGATTCTTGTTTCTGTTGTTCCGCCTGCGCTATAGCATCTGCTAACCTCTTTTCAGCCGCTGCTAATCTATCAAAAGGATGTTGACCAGGTTCTCTTTCTTGTGCTTGAGATATATCCGAACGATAAGTACCTATAAAAGAATCGCGTCTGGCTCGTTGTTTTCTTCTCTCAGATTGTTCACTATGAGTTTCTAATTCATCTTCAAGTTGTATCAATTCTCTTAAAGAAGCACGTTCTTTTTCAAGGGCTTTATCAATTTTCTTGTGTTCTGAAAGACGCTGTTTCCTTGGTGCTTCTTTTAATAAAGCTGCACGTTCTTCCAATAAACGATTTATCTTGGCTTCAATCTCAAATCTTTCATTAGCAGCTATAGCAATTTGTTCTAATATACGTATAGAATGAAGGTCTAAATCTAATATATTTTGAGATTCATCTACATCTTGAACTCGTTTCAACAACCCAATTGTTTCTATAATAGCTACTTGCTTACGTGCTTCTGCACGTTCCACCGCTTGTGCTGCTTGCTGCGCAGCAATAATAGAAGATCTAACTTGTTCTAATATAGGACTGGGTTGAGACTCAGCTGCAATTGCACGACGTTTAGCAGAATCAAGGGCTACACCTTGATGTGCTTTTCTTTCAGATTCAGCGATTTCATTAACAACTTCAAGCTGTTGGTTAAGAACTTTAAGATTAACCCTTAAGGCTTGCTGTTCAGCATCCAGATAAGCTTGAATATTAGCCGCATCACGCGCTTTCTCTTGTGCTATCTTCTGATTTTGTTGGAAAACTTCTTGATGAGTTTGAGCTTCAGCATCAGCAAGCTGATTAGTTATTTTCAAAGACACCTGTTTAGCATCAGTAATTTGATTAACTATATCTAATTCAGCCTGTGAATGTGTGTCCCTGCTGGTTTGAGAAACTAATTGGTGGGCTTTAATCTCAGCTTGAACTATTTGATCAACAATATTCAGTTGCTGTTGTCTAAACTTGAGATTAACTTTTAAAGCTTGTTGTTCAGCTTGAAGGTAGGATTGAATTCTAGCAGCATTACGTTCTGATTCTTGAGCTATGCGTTCTTGTTCTTTGCGTTCTTTAGCAGATAACTCGGCACGTCTCTCCATCATACCCATCAAATCACGAGCATACGCTGATTGAGTAGTGGAGACAGATATAACTTTTTGGGTATCTTGAAGTACCTGTTGTAGATTACTTTCTAAACCTACTAAAGATTCACCTAAATCTTGAGATGCTTGTTGTGCTTTATCAAGGGCTTTAGCACGTGCCTTTTCTGCATTCTCTACTTCTTTAATATATTTTAATTGATCTTCGCCGGAGGTGTTCTCGAAAGCTTGATTAGCTGCTTCTAACTTCTCATTCGCATTTTTTAGATTGTTTAATATTTTAATATAGTCTTTTATTGTATCGCCAGCCTGTTCATAAGCATCTTCAAGCTCGGACACCTCTTTCTTCTCATTTCTGCGTCCGCTACCTCCTCCACCGCCACCTGCGCTCGAAGCTCTAAATGCAGATTGACTTAAACGAGATTCTCTTCTGGGTCTACCAGTCACACCTGCACCTTCATACGCAAGCTGAGGACCTAAACCTGAAACAAAAGGTTCCAAAGCATCTTCCATAGCATCACGAATTTTTGAAAGAATTGACCTCGTATGCTGATCAAACTCATCCAACTCACGCTTTGCACCTTTGAAAACATCTTTGAACTTTTGACCTAAATCAGCAAAACCAAAACCACCTGATTCTTCTTTGGATTTCCTTCCGCCACCACTTTTTGAACCTCCACCACCACGACCTCCTCTTTTTGGCGGATCGTCATCATCCATTATTGAAGATTGCGCACTTCTGGCTCTGCTTAAACTATCTTCAATGCTTTCTGCTGCAGCAGCTACACGTCTAGCTGAATCTTCAGCGACATCCGCTACTTCACCAAAATAACCTATCTGCGAATCCAAAGAGGTCTTAATAACTTTAGTAGAAGCTGCAACAGCATCAGATGCAGTCTGGGAAAGATTAGCCATATCAGCTAAACCAGATTTAATATTCTGAACAGAATTCAACTGAGAAGTTGCAGCAGCATTTACTCTATTAGCCGCATCTTCAATAGCCTGAGAAATACCATCAGCTTCTTTACGTATGCCTTCTAATATTTGACTCGCTTGATCTTCAGCTGATACTTTAAATCTGACATCTCTCATAGTTTCACCTACATCTGTCTTCCAAATGCTCTGTTACCAGGTTTCTGTAATTTTCTTTTTTTCTCTTGCTGTTTCTTGACTTTATCTTCCCATTCATTATAGATGCGCCTAACCTCTCTGTCTATAACGAAAGCCAAATGACCATCCATCAATCCAGGAAAATAATATTCATGTGGTGCTTTACCATACTCTTTACTCACCAGATGAATCGTCACTACCTCCGTTATCAGTTCCGGATCCTGTATCCTCATCAGGAAAGGCATCTGCAACGTCAGGTTCTTGATCATCAGTTACCATAATGGCATCAAAGATGTCCTGCACGTTAGAACGACTCCATTGGCTGATAATTTCCTTAGTTAATCCCTCAGGCTCTACTATACCTAACAAACATACTTCAATTTGATAATCATTGTAGTTTGCCAAAGTCTGCATAGTTTCAACTTGAGTCTGCTCACCCCTAACCTGATCATAGCTGTCATTATCATCAGGATCTAAACCAGCATCCTCAATCTTTTGACGCGATTTCTCTGCATCACGCATAAACGCTGTCTGATGCAGCAGCACATATTCACCAGGCGTAAGCTCCTTGACAACTATATCCCATTCTTCATCAGGATTATCCTCATCAGGTATAGATACCACCTTTGGCTGCGGCTGCAAAACATGCATCTGCTGCAAATTAGGTATTTTTAACTTACGTCCCACCTGATTACGAGGACGAACCTTAGCTCGCGATAAACGAGGGGCAGTGTTATTATCAACAGTATTATCAGGAATTAATTCTTCAGCTGCAGCTTCCTGATTAGCCTCCAGCTCTTGAAACATCTGTACACCCACAATGATTTTCTCCTTTATAGTTGTTTAATACAAAATAAAATCCATGTAATAAAAATACACGGACTTTTCACTTTAGTTCTCTTATTAGTATAACACAAAAGTATAAACAGAGTCAAGCAGGGGCATTAATAAAAGATGTCTGTTTTTTTAAACACCATATCTGTCGTCAATCTCTTTTTGTTTTGAAAAAATAACTTCAAATCTGAAATCTATGCACTCAAAAGGCGCACGTATACCCTGCATAGTGTATGAAGATGTTATACCACAATCATAAACACTAGAAGGCAATGTATAACCAATACGTATCATAGAAATACCTTTGAATTCACTAGGATCTAAAAGATAATCTAATTGTTCACGCATCTGAGCTATGAAAATAGGATTACTATCCCTATAAGCAACATCACTAAGTTCACTGGGTTTAGGTTCACGCATCCATAACCTCAAAACCACAGGCATCACTTCACCTTCTTTAGCAGATTCCATGCCTGGAAAACCTCGTTCATGTGCATTACTACCGGCTTCCAAAAATAAAGCCGGCAACAAATTCTGTTCATTAATGTCCATTAAATTTCTGGTACCAAAACTTATATGCCTAATCTTTTTAGTTATTACTTGTTTCTCCTGTGTACCCGGTTCCAACAAATCAAAATCAAATCTGTGTTTCTCTTTTTTAAAATACCGAAAATATTCCGAATCAGGATTCGGATAATCATAACCATATACGGTTACCGATTTCCTTAAACATTCTTTCCGTGCATCATACCAAAAATAACTAATTTTCTCAGAATCAGCGGTGGGTTTAGGCTCCTTCTCATCTAACCATCTTTTTGATAATATATCAGAATTTATATTACCTGAATAACGTGCATTATTGCTATCACCGCCGCCTTCTGCATAAGAACCACCACCTAACCACTTAACACCATCAGAATTTTCAAAAAACTCGCTTAAACTATTGATTTCTCGCACTTCTGTAGCAGAAACACGCTTCCAAAGAGTTAAATCATCAGTTTTTATACCTAATTCACCATCGTTTTCTAAATTACTTGTGTCAAAATTAGCAGAAAAAATCGGAAGAACCGAAGATGTTATATCACCTGTCAACCCATCATGCGGTTTCAAATTACTAACTACATCACCTGGATTAGGATCTAACATCTTTACACACTGAGTGAATATCTTCTGCAAAATAATTACACGTATACTATCCATTTATTATTATCCTCTCTCTTTTACTTATTATCAAACCAGTAAATACCCGAAATAACTCCAGCACACATGCCAACTACATACAGTACACAAGCAAACACAAGTTCTATTTTGTTCCATGGTGAAGGTAATATCTGATACAAAGAACCAAGAGCAGCCTCAATCACCACCAAAATAACACTACAAAAAATAAACCATAATCCCATTTTCCAATTCATATACAGATTCTCCTTCTGCTTAATCAAATATATCATCAATCAATTCAAACGCAAGCAAAGTGGAGAAAAAACCATCATCGCTAGATTGCCTGCGAGCTTGCGCACGCGTCTCACCCTTCAATTCAGCAACCTCTTTTTCTAACGCAGCTATACGCTCCTCATCTTCCTTCAATCGCTGCGCAATTTTTTCCAATAATTCCTTAACTTTATCACGTTTCATAATAAAAACCCCCATAATTAACTAGAATTTAGAGAAAATCTGCACTAAAATCGCCATAATTACGCCAGTACTAATTAAACACCACACAAAAGTGTCCGTTTTTGTCCATCTTCTAAATGACATATCAAACAATTACACCTTGATCAAAATCTAAAATTAATTGATCTATATAATTCTCAAGACCATGGAAAAGATCGTCCTCTATAGCAGGCGACATCTCACCTATAACAGAACGCTGCGGTAACTCACCCCAATTCTCAGGCGGAGTGATTCCATACTCATGAAAATATGCATACGGTACATCTGTGCCATACATCAGACTATGAGGCTCGATTTCTTGAACACTATAAGGCGCATTCTCAACCGTATAAGATTCATACAAAGTATCTTTGAGTCGCATGATAGGCTGACCAGGATAAGCAATCGCTTTTCTGGCTTCATAAATAGGATTCAACTCGTCCCAAACACCATAGCCTTCAGTTGCGAAGACCTGATCCACTTCAGCAATCAAAGAAGGTAGAGCAAAAGTTTGCCAGAATTCCGATAAATCCGCTAACTTTTGCTCTAAAATCCTGATATCGGCTATCAATTCATCTAAATTATGCTCAATTTTTATCTGAAACATAAGAATTTAGCCTATAATTATCAAAATTACCTAACTAAAATCTCTAACAGCCTTGTAATCCGGCACAAAAGTCTCAATAGAATAATCTTTTGGTCCACCACCAATACCTTCGGTGAAACACTTAAGATTAAATGTCTGACTAATTCGCCCATCTCTCGGCGACGCTGGATCAGGGTTGGTATTAATCTGAGTTGTTGGAAACACAAATCGCGTGAGCCAGTAAAAACCACCACGCGGCCTATTTCTGAGATTCAACTGGACATCTTCTAAAGTTGCATTATCCAGATAAACTTGTGAAAGATTGTTTTCTGGCGCATAGACTACCGTTCCATCCACCATAACCTCTCTATCTGTTCCTCTAAAAGGAGCAGTCTCTTCATATCTATCACCAGTAATAACACCTGAGTTTTCCAAATTCTGGTTAATCGACAAAGTTGAATCAATCAAAGCCATACGCGTACCACCAATATCCAACTCACATTGCCAACCTGTGAAAATATTAGGATCCGCGAAACCTATAGAATCATCTAATACAACTTTTCTACCACGCCTATTCGCGTTTGTAACTGTACCACTGCCAGAATCCCACTCTTCACCTCTCAAATTCCTGCTCGGCCAAGAATATTTACCTAAACAAGTGACATTCCACTCTAAAGCAGTGTCCCTTCCTAACGCTACCTCAAAAGAATTACCTATAACACCACTGAAAAGAGTCGGTGTAATACCACGAACCAACCTTACAAACCAGAAGCATGATAATTCTTCATCTTGCGGCGTATAAGTAACTTTCCTCATGGTATCAGTACAAACTATCGCAACAGTTGCAGTTGCGTCCCAACCAGAACTGCTATAAGAAGTAACTTTGGTATAATAATTCTTGGTTTTTTGAGCGGCATTACCAGAAGTCCAAGCAAGGAATTCCTGAATAGATAATCCATCCTTATCCTCACCCTCAATCTTTATCAAACCAGTACTACCAGCAGGTGCCGCAGCACTAGGTGTGACATCCAACTTTACAGGTATCTTACCAGTACCAGCATCATCCATCAACTCACTTAAATTTACCAAGGTGGGATCCGTAAAACCAGTAGCAACCTTTACCAAAGTTGCACTATCATTTAAGGCACCAGTAGCTATAATAGTTTGTTGAGAAGTCACTTGCCCCGTCAAAGTTTCAGCATTAGGGTTTTTATCCTGGGTCATCATGCGATAGAACATCTCCATTCCATCACCCGTACCAGCAAAAACCATTCCTTCTTCTACACTGATCGGACCTGGTGCATCCTTCGTCATAGCTGAGTTACCAGTCTTGTATGGCAACGCTATGTTTTCACCACCACCACGTAAACTGGACTCAATAATCAAAGGTTGAACAGGATGAAATTTCTCTTCAGCAGTACCACCTGATGTACCAGTTAATCCTGTCGCAGATGCACTGAAAATATCTATACCATTAGTGTTAGGGGAAGCCGTTAAAGAAGAAACAACCTCAATATCACCATCCGCAGGCAATGCGCTAATATCGGATAAATCTGTTAAATTACCACGTGCTGTCCATATAACCGTGCTAGCATCTCCTGCAGTTGTACATTGAAACACCTCACCTTTATCGGCATCAGTATCACTTCCTGCAGTTCTTGCATCAGCAATTGCTGTTAAAGCTTGATCGGCAATCAATATATCATTCAAAGCGGCATCCGCTGCAAAATCACCAGCTGCATCAGCCAAACCAACATCGCCCAAAGTGCTAATACCGGAAATATCCGTTAAATTACCCCTAAGAATCCAATTAGTGCCATCATGCTGAAATATATCACCTTTACTTGCAGTAGTAGGCGCAGCAGATTTATAGGCTTTAGGCGTGAAATCATCAGCATCCACAGCACCCTCATTAGTGAGGCCATTAATAACCTCAGACCAAGTCGTTTCCGCTAACAATATCTCATCAGTATTCGCTGTCTGAGTAGTTATCTCATCAGCATCCGTAGAAATAAACTGATTCTGATATTGTAACCGAGAATTAGCGGCCATGTTATATTCCTCCATTATTCATAAAATCAATTATAAAAACTATGCCATATCATACAACTGGCATACTATCCTTTCCAAACCCCTGGTAGTCTCCACAGACTCCACGGTTAATACACCCTTGTCAGTATCCTCAAGCTCCGCAAAAGTAGGTACATCACCCTCCTTCTCAACACGATCATGCCACAATATCTCATAAGTCGTGTCCAGAAAATCAGGCAACGCCTCCTTCAAAAATACAAAATATATATTCTCCCTCACATATACAGGATCCTCAATACGATTCTTACGAGTATGCAACTTACGTACAATCTTCGCATTAAAAGTATAATCAGACTTAGACATATCCTCAGGCGGAAAATCCCGATCACACGCCTTACCATCAGCATCCAAAATATCAGGCCAATCCTCATAACTTACACGAGGACCCCTAATACTTATCTTCTCATACAAAGATTTACCAAAACGACCCTCTTTTCTACGCATTTTTGTCCAATTCTCTTCCGTCATTCCACGCTTGATACCATACTCCATAACACTAAAACCTCTTCTTAGGATTCACCACAGCAAAAGAACCCACCAACACATTTGTCTTAGGAGTTACCTCCGCTATAATAGAATTAATGTTACCCTCATAACGCATAATAGTATCAGCAATCTTCAAAGTCTCATAACGCATTATAGCCTCACCCTCAACATCCTCACCAGCAGGCTTACTCTCTGATAACAAACCCTCTATAGCAGCCTGATAAATAACAGCATCCTGCAAACGCTCCCTCTTAGAAGCATCCAACTCAGCCCACTTCGGCACACGCGCAGCTATCTTCTTATTAGCCTCAGGCAATACAGCACGATTCTCTATATCAGCATTAGAAAAATCCGACTCCTCATACGCATTATGAATACGAAAACGAATAGCCCTACGTATACCATCATACTCCACATACGCAGAATAACCAGGATCATCAGAATCTACCTCAGCTACTATCTCAACAATATCAGCCATGATATACTATTCCATGATGTAACCGTCTTTATTACACAAATGCACATACATCGGATTTACAACAAATCAGATAAATTGAGATGTTTATTTTTACCAACATTCATCTTTATACATATATGCTGCGACCCACATAGAATCGCAGCATATATACAAATAACTCCACTATTATTAGTTCCTTGTAACAGTACCCTGCATTTGGAACTTGCGAATACCATTAGGATCCGGTACTTCCACACCAGCCTTAGTAGCCAAGAACCTCTGAATAACACGAGGACCCGGATGACGCTGTGTTTCGTCCTGATCACTTCCAATTTGAAAAACCAAACGTGAAGAACGTTCTCTGTCAAATACCAACAACTTGTTATCCTCTAAAATCTCATTGGATAAGTCGTCGTACCAGCCAAATTCAGGCATCATCGGCACATTATTTAAAGAACGAGGATTAGTGTACAGCATAGGATTACCTACTTGATTAGCAGGTAATTCAGTGAAATCTGCTTGTTGACCATCATCTAAAGCGGCACTAGCAGAGGTGCCAACAACACGTACTCCACCCAATTGAAGGAACATTAATTCAAACTCGCTAATTTCTTCAGACTGACCCAATACTATATCAGGACTATACATTGGTCCAAAAGTCTTGCGAAAACGAGTCCATTGATTTAAAGTCATTTTACCATCAACACCACCACCAGCAGAATAAGCATTCGAGGCAATATGCGCCTTCTCAATCTCAGTAACAATCATCTCAAAGATCGCAATACGATGCTGTTCTGCTACTTCTTCAATGGCGTTTCTGATCATTGACACACGGGTCTGCTCCGAATTCAAGTAATCATAAGTGGCTTCTATACCCTTACGAAATAACTCAAATCGCAGAGTGTCTTCCGTGTAGTCCAGTTCCATCATACGCGGAGTTGTACCCTCTGCCATACGATCCATTTTTCTTTCATCCGGATCATTATCATACTTCGTGAGTTTATAAGTCTCCTCACGAATCCTAATAATATCACCAACAATACGCCTATAATCAATCGATGGACCAAATAACTTGGCACGTATAATAGTAGGATCATTGTAAATAGGATTAAATACCGAACCCTCAGCTACATCACCTATCGAATTAATGCTTTTAATCAATTCCAAATTCTTAGTCTTGACACCAGTAATAAGCGTCTTTGAATAAGATTTTGAAAAATGCTCATCCAACAATAACCTGTCATTAGCTTCCTCAGTATTTGGAACATCATTCTGTTTCGTCCAACTACCAAACGCTTTCATTGGCGAAGAAGTCATATAACCATCCTGATCATCAAATAAATCATAACCACGACGATATAACACTTCCTCCACAGCCTGAAACTTGTGCTCCTTAGGATCCGTCGGACTCTCAGCCTCCATCTGCTGACCCAAAGCCAAACCATTCTCCTTAGCAGCACCCTTCAATTCATCAAATCCAGCCTGAGAATTCCACTTTTTATAGAGGTCATCTCTCTCGATTCTCTGAATTCTTTGCTTAACCGCCATTTGTCATAACCTCCATAAAAAATTAACTACCAAATATCATTGACACACGTATAATACGACCCGCAGTAGAACCATCGCCCTTCAAAACAGAACCACGCGCAGCAGCAAGAAAAGTTGATGGTGCTGCTTGAACATAACCATGATTATCCGTTTGTTGAGCACCTACAATACGCGATCCTGGATCAATTACAGTTGCAGTAGCAGCCAAAAACTTAATATCCCAACCACCAACGGCAATCTGCAACTTACCATAAGAAGTCCCTATAATAGCACCAATAACTATATCGTTATTACCAGCCAATTTAACTTTAGGATTAGCCAAATCAGCAGGCTGACCATCATAAGTGACCGCCTTATTAATAAAACTATCAGCAATAGCACCATTAACTATACTAATAAGGTCATTATTACCAGAAGTGCCACCCGCAATCGCACTCATTATCTTCTGTTCAAAATAAGCCATGATTTACCTCCCATAACCAGAAGGCTTCGGCGGACGATTACGATCCAAATCATCATCACCACTTCCACCCACAGACTTCTTAGGATCATCAGTGGTCTTACGATTAGACTTCTCAGGATCAGAACCCTCAGAACCCTCAGAACCCTCACCAGATGCACCCTCACCACCATCAGCAGCAGCACCCTCACCACCATCATCGGCAGAATTAGTGCCATCAGCATACTTTTCTGGATTTTGCATCCGATCAATCTGCTCCAATTGCTCCTTCTCCAACTTCAAATTCCAGATATCCATAGAATCCAAACGCTTCTCATAACGCGTCAATTCCTCACCTGTGAACCTGAAATCACGAATACCCTTCCATAAATCCAATAAACCATTACGAAGATCCGATTTCTCCGTAGCCAACTCAGCCTCAACATCAGATAACTCCGCAATACGAGCATCCTTAGTAGCATTATCAGCCTTCAGAGTAGTAACCTCACCCTGTAACTTAGTGACATTACCCTCCAACTCAGAAATCCTTTGAGTTGCTTGTTCAAGATCCATTCTAATATCTCCTTTGACTTTTGAATCTTTAGAACCCTTACTTAAACCATCATCCACGCCATTACCAATATCAACAGATGACGTGTCTGAACCACCATCAACACCAGAACCAAACGCACCACCAGAACCAGATAACTCAGAAGGAAAAGAATAACCAGAACGCTCCGGCAACTGATACATACTCTTAACCATACCAGCATCCATAGCAGAAATCCTACCCTCCTTCAACTGAGACTCCAAACGAGCCTCAATAATACCAGCACCAGGACACGCTCCACAATCAACCAAACTTAACTCACGCAAACGACCATCAATATAAGTCCAAGTACACTCAACCTCCTGCTTATTACCATCATCATCAGCAATATCATAAGTCCGAAGAGGCCAGTGATAACAATCATACGACTCATACACAAAAGCATTACAAATATTACATACAAACTGACCACCATAAGCACCTATAGATACCTGAGTGATAACCTCATCCAATATAGCCTGAATAAAACCATCAGATACACTATAAGACTTACCATCCAACGGCATACCACGACTTATACGCAAACCCGATAAAACACGACCCTCAGAATCAATAACCTCCTCATACACACCATCAAAAGTGCGACCAAATCCATTACGAAACTCATGAGAATCCTTTACCTGAACACCAGAAGTCGCATCCCTAGCAAAATTCTCCAAAGTACTACGACCCATAATATGACCATCAGTGTCCACAACACCAGAACTTATCTCAGCCAAACAGAAATAAAAACGCTCACCCTCATCACCCTCATTACGATCACGATAAGGGTTCTCCTGCTTACTAATCTGGATGTTATTGAAAATATACATAATAAATCCTAATATTTTACCATTATTAAAACAGAAATAATACCAACACATATACATAATATCGTAAATAAAAAAACATGTCAAGGAAAAAATAACTTTTTATTACTTTTTTACAACTATAATAACCGACGTGCCTGTAGAGTTTGAAAATAGTGACAAATACCACATAACCAAACCAAAAATAATATACTTACAAAACAATTTTTTATGCGCCCTTTTAAGGACATAAGCAGTCGTGCCTGGCACATTAAACTCCACCGGGGCCGACGCTACTACGTTAGCGGGTGGGTGGCACATTTGATTGGAATTATTTAACCTGATGATGCTACTCTTTTTGTCTCTAAAAAGGGTAAGTGGATGGTGGTCTCTGCTGTTCTGCTCTGGTGCTGGAGGGTAAGTGGTGGGGGGTGCTTAAAATAAAAATGCCGGCTGAGGCGTTGGTGGGTGTCTCAGCCGGCTCTGTTGAGTTCTTGTTTGCTTGTGGGTTAGTCTCTAATATATTCTTCTATGCTGTCAATAATGGATTGGAGATCCTCTATTGTCTGCCATGCTGTCTCGTTGGGGTGTTCTAAATCATTGATGGCGGTGGCGAGGGTATCTCTCAATTCTTCAGCGTTTTCTTCTGATATGCTCAGCGTACCTATGGGGCTGTTGTGGTATATGATAAACATTGTATATCTCCCTTATTGGTTAGGTTGGTATATTCAACTAAAAACTTATGATTATAGTATATCACAATTATGGGTGGTTGTCAATTTTTTATGCTGTTTTCTGTAGGTGGTGTTGGTATGCGGGGGAGGGGTGTCCGGCATTGTTGGCGCAATGCTGGACACTTTATGGTTGGTGTTTGGGGGTGGGGTGTTATGCTCTGCTACATGCCGGGAGGCATTGTTAGATATAATGCTATTGCTATGGCTACAATAAATGCTATGGCGATGGCTTCTGCTATAAATTCTTTTATCATGGTTTGGCTCCCTTGTTGTGGGTTGTGATTCTGGTTGCTATGCTGGTGGACGGTACTCTGCCATGCTTGCTTTGTAGTTTGGTGGCAGTTTGAGGAGTCTACAACCTTCGGGGTATAAAATGATTATCATTTTTGCCCCGTCTCTGTAATCATCCGGTGTTATGGTTTCAATCTCAATCTGTGGCATGGCGATGCTTTCGCGTTTCACTGTGCCGGTGATGGTGATGGGTTGGTCGCGGTTCTTGTCTGCTTCTTCTCTAAAAAACTGGTGTTGTTCTGGTGTTGTGATAATAAACACTTTGCGTTCTGTCTGCTCTGGTGGGTATGCTCTGCTGGCGCAGGGGCAGTGCTTGTCTATGTCTGTGAAACATTGCGTTGCTGTGCATTCTGGCATTGGATATGCTCCGGTTCTGGTGGGTAAGGCGGGGGTGCTATGCCCCCGCTCTGGTTGGGTTGGTTAATCTGCTTCTATGCTGTCAATGTCAATTCTGTTTAAAATGAATTGGGTAACTCTTTCGGGGTCGCTTTGTGAAATTGCGTCGATGGTGGCTACTAAAAGTTTAGCCAAAAATTCATCATCAATGTTGAGGCATGGCGTAACTGATACTGAAGCGGTTGTGCTAACTTCAACTTCTGACTCAACTTCGTTTCCTATGATGTGCATTGTATATGCTCCGGTTCTGGTGGGTAAGGCGGTGGTGGTGCCCCCGCTCTGGTTGGGTTGTTCTGGTTAACTGGTTTGGCTGTCAATAAGTAACTGCTTTGCTATGCGATATTTGGCACCCTTGCTCTTGTCGGGGTGGTTAAAATCTGCCATTGCGATAGCGTTCTTGCAGTCTCTTTGCTTATGCCCGGTTTGGTGGGAGAGTATGGCTCCCAATATCATTATGCGATGTTGGCTGAGGTACGTGGTGCTGGTTCTGGTTGTTGCCATTATGCGACCTCTTGTTCTGTGTCAAAATCTTCTGTGGGGTCGGCTTCTGTCAATAATGCCGCTTGCTCTTTGTCGGGGTCGGTGCCGTATATATCATAACTGGAGAGTTGGTTGTCAGCATTTATCACGGCTCTCATTGCGTCAATTGCTTCTGCTCTGCTTATGTTGTCTTGGGTCAGCAATTCTGCCATGCCGCGTTTGGTTTGCTCTGCTCTCTCAACTAATGCCCGGCGTGTGGGGTCGTCTGGTGTTAATGCTTCTGCCAATCTCTGCTCCGGTGGTTTAAGTTGTCTCTCTAAACCACGGCGGTATCTGTCAAGTGTGGCTTCTGCATTGGCTATAACTGCTTCTTGCTCTGTCACTTGGTTCTGGTATGCGTCCGCTCTCTCAACTTGCTTGTGATATGCTTCTACTGCTTTGGCATGCTTGGTGTCTGCTGTTCTGAAGGCAACCGTGGCGAGGTCGTATTCTTCTAACCGGCGGTTGGCTTCTTGCTCTGGTAAATCTGCCCCTTGCATGCTGTTAATAATTTGGAAGCGTATTGTCTCAAGTGTGGCTCCCTTATCTATGCGTTCGCTCTCGGCGTTGTCTACTTCTTGGCCGAGGGTGTCAACTTTGCGTGCCGCTTGGCATGCTCTGTGGCGTATATGATAAAGGGCTTGGTTCTGCTGTGTAAGCTCAAGTATGGCATTTTCAAATCTTGTTATTTGATACATTGGTGATCCTTTCTGGTTGGTATAAAATGGGGTAAGGCGGGGCTTTGGATATATGCCCCGCTCTGGTGAGTTAACTGGTTGCTACATTTTCAAACCTATTATTAACAGGCCGGCTCCCAAAATAATCAGTGCTACACAAAAGGCTGTGTCAATCATTATTGCCCCCTTGTCTGTCAAAATAAAATGCCGGGTCAGGCGGGGTGCTTGAGCCGGCATTGGTTGGGGGTGTATGATTAAGCGGCTTTTTCTGTCTGCTCTGCTTCTTCTGGTGTGGCGTCCACTTCGGGGTCAGTTGCTGGCTCAGTCTCAACTTCTGCTTCAGCGTTGGCTTCTGCTTCTGCTGGTTCTGTCTGCTCTGGCTCCGGTGTGGCTTCTTCTGTCTTGGCATGCTCAGCGTCAAAGTTGGCGAGGGCTTCTTCTGCTTCTGTCTGCTTGTCAAAGGCGGCCGTCACTTTTTCGAGGTGGGCTACTGATTTGGTTTTCTTTGCTATCAATGCCCGGAGGTTGGTGTCGGCTTCTGTGACTGCTTGCTCAAGTGCCCGGCGTTCTGCCGATTTCTTATCTGCTTCTTCTAATGGCTTACGGCATTGCTCAACTACTTCTTTGCTGGCTTGCTCAATCTTGTCTGCTAAATCTGCCATTTCAGCGGGGGGGATGGTGCTGGCGACTATGGCGTTACCTTGCTCTTTCAGGCTCTTTATAACCTTGTCTGTCTTGTCTGCCATTGTTGCTGTACTGCCCCGGCTCTTGCCATGGGTATTGCTCATTTTCAAAAGCTCAACCTTGTCTTGCTCTGTGAATTTATCATCAGGCAAGTTGGCGATGGCGTTCTTGTAGGCTTCACTCTCTCTCATGGCTTCTTGCTCAAGGAATGATAAGCGAAACATGCTTCCGAGGCTTGGACCTTTATATTTCGGGTGATCTATGTCCACGTAATCTTCGTGGTCGATTGGGTGGGCAGCGTCACCATTGGCGTCCCGGCGTGGCTTCCAGTGGGCATACCATGAAAATAAGCGTTTGCCGTCTTTGCTCTTGCTTCTGTCTAATCTGGCTTTCGCGTATTCTTCTATATCAAAGGCGACAGCGAGGTGTCTGCTATATATCCCTTGCTTCTTGGCTTCGGGGGACACTGGGCAGTTAAATATCAATGTCGCGTTTTCTGGTGTCTGCTGTTCTGGTGCCGGTTGGTTTACGCCTACAAACTGAAGTGCACTCATTATATACCTTCCTTTGTGGTAAAAATGATTATCCGCTCAGCGGTAGCCGACTCTCAGGTGCTACATGATTTTATTTCAGGATAATCTATTGGTGTTGTCAAAAAACTATTGTTATGGGTTGCTGGTTTGGAAACAATCTCAATCTGTTATCTGCTAATTTGCGTTTGCGATTGATATTGTTAACTTGCTGTTGTCTATGGTATATAGTATAACATATATTGCGTCAGTTGTCAAGTTAACTTGCTATTTTTTATAGGTGTGGTGCTTATGCGGTGCAGGTGGTATATCTGCCAGTGGGGTGTCTGGCGTGGTTCTGTCTGCTCTTCGGGGTGCTGTCTGGTGTTATCTGGTGGTTCTGGTGTGGTAAGGCCCCGGAGTCAATGGACACGTGGTGTCAGGTGGTTCTGCTTAATGATTGTGGACTACTTATGAACCACTTAACAAACATTGTCTTATGCTGTTAACTTCGTTCGACTATATTAAACTAAAACCTTGATACTAATCTGTGGGGTCGGCGGACGTGCCATTGCTCAGATTCGCGCTTGGCTGGTTTTTGAGGTTTCATAAAGTGATGGAGGCATTATTTTTTCCGGCGGCGACTGCGCCTGACGTATCATTGCCAAAATCGGTGTCGGGTCGACATTTATGAAATCAAAATGTGATGGTGGCTGTGGTTTTTTACGGCGTGATTTTTTGCGAGGCAGGTGCTATGTAAAATAATTTTTCATAGTTAACTATATCATGTGGTTGTGCCACAGGCGCAATCGTTGTCGGGACGAAAACTCTGATATGTGAATGTGATGCAGGGTGTATATTTTGCCGCTGGCAAAATCGCGATGTGTTTATATAAGGCTGTTGGGTTGCTGTGCCACTGCGCCAATCGTTGTCGGGACGAAAACTTTGATATATTGACGTGATGTAGTGGCTGGGTTATCTGCCAAAATGTTTTGTATGCTATGTATTGTGTCAGTGTATGAAATAGCCTGTGTGCGTGGTCTTTGTTATGATATAGCGTGCGCCGTAGCATTAGTTGTACGCACGAGATCTCTGATAATAACCTTCGGCAAAGGGCGCCCTTTAATATCATAGAGATCAACGACTGCACATAACGCATCAACGATATTATTCTTAACCTCAATTATATCGTCACCTTCAGTGACTAATTCGGGCAATTCTTCGCATGTCACCGTATAGCCGCCTTCAGGTTGCGGCACCACAATAAAAGTTAAATTATACATGAAATAAAACCTACATAAAAAGTGGCATATAAATATATACCCCAACAAAAGGTTAATCTGACGATTCTTGATCCACACTTTTCCTACTTTCCCTAACGGGTGGCATAGTCGGCATAGTCGGCATAGTCGGTATAGCATGTAAATTCATCAAGTGTTCGATGTGATTTTGATTAATCTGCCTAAGATCAGACTCTATTTTGTCAAACATTTTATCAACAGCATCAAAACGCTGATTCATCTCCGATTTTAAATTATCCACAGATGATGTTGCCTCTGATCTTATCTCTTTAGAAATATCCTTCCTTAACTTCCAGAGTGACCCAAACAACGCTAAAATAATAGCACCCGTGTGTATAAAATCGGCAAAATGGGTTTCCATAATTTCCTAACTCCTTTTTGCATAGATAGCATAATTTGCCCTTAATAGGACATGCCTAAATTATAACACACAACAAAAAATATATCAAGTAATTAACTCTTTACGCCTGATCAAAACAAACACAAGAACCGACGTATCATTGCCAAAATCGTGAGACGCACGATCTAACAAATATTAATATGAAATACAAAGGATAATAATACATACACAGCTCTGCATAACACTACATATCACAGGACTGCACAGGATGCCACAGGATTGATTACAAACTAAAATATGATAACTACTACTGGGGAAATATACCAAGACACACAAAAACAAACTAAAGCATGTTGTTCTTAAAATTAGCATGACCACTTATCATCGAATAAGGACGATAAGAAGATACACCCTTCAATAAATAACGCATAGCATCCATACCATGATTATACTGAGGATTCGGTTTCTCATCCGTCTCATCACCCTTACGCTCAGACTCCTCACGATAAGTATATAACGGAAACTCCGCCACAGTACGATCCGGCTTACCAAATAACTTAGTATCAGGCGCATTATACAAAGAATTACTATGAAATATTACCACCGGCTCCGGCAATATATAACCAGGACGATCATACTCAGCAGACAACATATCCTTACATAACTCTATACCACTCAATACATTCTTATCCGCCTCAGTCACATGAAAACCAGCATAACGCAAATCATCATTATGACTCGCATCATGATCAGTAAATACCGTCTTAACCCTACCACCAAGACCCAATACAGACTCCACCATCTCCTTCATCATAGGAATAAAAGTACGCGGCGTCAAACCCGTATGATAAATCTCCTTATATAATACATAACGATCACGATTAGGATGAACCGCCCACAACTGACATACAAAAGCATTTACACTACCATAATCCACACTACAATACCAATCATAATCGTCCCTTATATCAGACACATCCACATAACGAACATGATGAGGCACCTTACGCTTCACACCACGCTCCTCCACCTCAACACTATCCCTAAACATCGTATATACAATACCCTGAGCAGCCACCCATAAACCATACACAAAACGATCACGCATATAACCAGTATAACGCTTTATCAACTCCTCCTTGTTACGTATACCACGCTCAGTCCAATCACCGTCATAATAATACAACGGATTATCCTCATGCTTAAAAGATATAAAACGAATCTGACCCGCCACCTCTCGAGCCTTCAACCAATGAGTAGGCGCCGAAGGATTAGCATCAGCAATAATCTGAAAACGCGGACGATCATAACCAAAATCAGAATGAGGCCAATTACCAGCACGACCCTCCAAACCACGACCTATCAAATCCTCCCAATTCTTCTGATAACGCTCACGCTCCGCCTGATTATAAAATATCAAATCATACTCACTACCCAATATCTTACCACTATCATCCATACCACCAAAAGTCATACGACCACCATTGTCAAAATCCAAATGAGCAGCACGATTCTCACCACCATACAACCTAAACGGATTACGCTTAGACTTTACATGATACCGAAAAATCTTAGTGAACAACTGAGGCACTATCGTCGTATGCAAAGTCTTAGCCTCAGAACGAACAACCAACGACTGAAAACCAGGATAACGCTCATGCAAACGCAATATCTTCAACATTACCTGAACAGTCTTCGTACAACCCACAGGACCATCCACACACAACTCAGTATCAACAGAACGAAACAAATCCAACACCCGCTCACTCTGAGTAGGCAACAAAGATACACTTATAGGTATACGTATCTCACGATCACGCACAACCGTAGGCTTACGACGATACTTCATAACAATAACACTACCTTATCTCACTCGCCAACTGCTCCTGAGAAGCCGTAACCTCCTCAACATCAGACTCCACCTCAGACAACATACCCAAACGCTCAGCCATACTAAACATCTCAGACATATCCATAGAAGGTATCTCACCAGCCTCCATATCATCCAACGATACAAAAGACGATAACAACAATACATTATTAAAATGATCCCATATCACACGAGCCGTCTCAGTGAAAAATAAACGAACATTACAACCATAACACTCAGCCAATAACATCGACTGACGCAACAACGGCGTACTATAACCCTCCTCCCAACGAGATATAGTCACAGGATTAACACCAACATACTCAGCAGCATCCTTCACAGATATACGCTTATGCAAACGCTTAGCACGCAATATATTATTATTTACAGGAACCCTCGCACCACGCATAAAATCACCTACCCTCCATAAAAATTAACCTACAAAACAACGATACAATAAAAAATATAACAAAATACGCCGTGCTGTACGCAAAAGTTTTCGCTTCGACCGTCACACGGCACTCGAATATTTCCCGAATATTGCACTGTGTATTCCAATTTAGGTTTGTTTATTTTTCAGATCGTTAAAACTATTTTATCGAATTGACCGTTTGGTTTTTTCTTTATATTTTGTGTTACCGGTACGTTTTTCGTTGTTATGTTATTATGTTAGTCGGTATATGTTTTATTGTCAAGTATTTTGTATGTATTAAGTGTTGCTTAATTTTGTAGTGTTGTTATGTTAAGTTATTGTTATGTATTGTATGTAGTGTTAAGTTTATATTTACAGGATTGTGGTTTTTATGTTATGTATGTGTAGGCCTATGTTATGTAGGCCTGTGTTATTTTTGTCGGCCCTTATGTCGGCCTTTTGTGATTTGGAGTTTGGGTTTCATTGAGTTTTAATGGCCTTAATGGCCTTTCGGCCTCCCCCAAACCTACCCTAGTACGTAGTAATACGCATGTGTATGTAGTAGTCCCTACACGTATAATTCTAATTAGGCCTACGGGGCCGACCTAGGGTAGGGTATTATTGGGTTTCATTGATTTTGTTGTATGTCGGCCTTCTGCGATTCAGGCCGACAGGAGGCCGACCTATGTGTAAGGCCGACAATATTTTGTATTTTGTGTATATGTTATGATATATTGCTTATTATTTTGTGTAGTTAAAAAATTGCTTGTTATTAAGTTTGTTATGTGCTATAATGTATGTATTGTTTCAGCGATTATGTTGTTATGGTATTATGTTGTTATGTATGTAGTGTGGGGGTATTATTATGGGTAAGGGTATATTGCGTTATGGACGTCATTATTTGTCGGAGATGTTTGGTGATATGTCTGTGGAGGAGTATGAGTCTTTATTGGAGAGTGTTCGTGTGAATGGTTTTTTTGACAATGAGGTAGTGTTGTATGAGGGTTGTATATTGGATGGTTGGCATCGTTACATGGTATCTGTGGAGTTGGGTATGGAGTCGGATTTGGAGTTTGTGGATTTTCCTGTATGTGGTATGGATCCTTGTAGTTTTGTGAATGCTTTGAATTTGCATCGACGTCATTTGACTGCGAGTCAGCGTGCTCAGATTGTTGTATCGGGTAATGCGTGGGCTCAGTCTGGTAATCCGGAGTTTTCTGCAACCTCATCAAATGATGAGGTTGGTGTTTCTGCAA